TCGGTCCGGGTGTACGCCCAGTCGTTGCAGACGTTGCCGTCCGGTGAGGTCGCCGACGAACTCCCCGCCGTCATCGTCGTGTCCCCTGGCTTGAACGGGCCACCGATGGAACGCGGGTCGGGGCAGGTCGACGCGGTGTGGGCGGTCGGTGTCGGCGTCGTCGTCGCAGCGAAAACGTCCGATGACGCGCAGCGGCTCGCGAAACTGTACGGCGCCGCGGTCCGGTCCCTGCTGGTCCAGAAGGGTTCCCTCGGGGGTTTCGCGACGTCGACGACGTGGACGGACGAGGAGACCACCCCGTACGCGTTCGACGCGACGAAAGCGGTCGCCCAATGCGTGTTGATGTTCGAGGTGTACGTGTCGGGGGTCGTGTCCCGGTTCGGTGGCCCCGCCACACCTCCCGTGGACCCGACAGCCCCCGCGACAGTCGGGACCGTCACCACCGTCCACACCCCTGTCACGAAACTTTGACAACCCCGGCCGGTCCCGGCCCGGGAACCCCTTGACCCCCGGAAGGAAGGTGCACCGTGTGGCACAAGAACGTGTCCCAAGGGCCCGTGGACCTCGGGGGACTCATGGTTCCCCCCGGCGGGTGGGTGGACACCGACAGCCCCCACGCCGCCGCCCACGTGGACGCCGGGCGGCTGGTCGCGTCCGACGTCCCGCCCGGCACCCCCGAAGACCCCCCGCTGGACCCGCCGGGCCGTAAGCCCGCCGCCCGGAAGGACAACGCCTGATGCCCCGTCCCAGTGTGTCCGTGCTGACCTCGGCTGCCGCTGCCGCGGCGACGCCCGGTCAGCGGTTGGGCACCCTTTTCGCTGCCGCACAGACCCAGCGGGGCCCGCTCGTCGCCGACGTGACCGCGCCTCTGCGGTCGTTGGGTGACTACACGGCCCTGTATGGGGCGCGTGACGCGACGATCGGGTCGGCGGCCCTGTCGTACGACATCGCCGAGACGTTCTTCCGGTCCGGTGGCACCGCCCTGCTGATCAACCGGGTGGTGGGTCCTGCGGCGACCACTGCGTCCCTGACGTTGATGGACCGGGCCGGGTCGCCGCTGCAGACGGCGAAGGTCGTTGCGCGTGGCCCGGGGGCGTGGCCGACCAGCCACATCACCATCCAGGTCACGAACGGTGCCGCAGCCAACACGTTCCAGATCGTCGTCCTCGTCGACGCCGTCATCGCCGAGCAGTCCCCTGACCTGGCGTCCCCCAGTGAGGCCGTCACGTGGGGCCTGCAGTCGAAGTGGGTGACCGTCCAGGATCTCGCGTCCGCGACGGCCGCACCGAACAACAACCCGGCTGTCCTCGCCGCGACCGCCCTCGGGTCCGCGATCGACGACATCGCGTCCGTCACCGACACCCAGTGGACCGCCGCCCTCAACGCGTTCCCCGCCTCCTACGGGCCGGGCCTCGTCATGAAGATGGGCGTGTCCACGTCGGCCGGCCACGCGGGGACGATGGCCCACGCGGCGGCGAACAACCGGATGGCCCTCCTCGACGGCGTCACCGGGTCCTCTCAGGCCACGTTGACGACCCTCGCGTCGACTGTCGCGACCGCGGCGACGGCACCCGAGTACGGGATGCTGTTCGCGCCGTGGCTGCAGATCCCGCCCGCCGCGGCGGGGGCCGCGAACAGGTCGGTCCCGGGGTCCGCTGTCGCCGCCGGCCTGATCAGTGCGCAGGTCACGAACGGCCCTGCTGCGGTCGCTGCGGCGGGCCCGAACGGTCAGGCCGGGTACGTCCTGGACACGTCCCCGACGACGTCCGGGGGAGCCGGCCAGACGTTCACCGACGCCGAACGGGACCTCCTCGCGGGGTCGGCGGCGGTCAATGTGTTCCGCCGCGCCTACTCGGCGTCCGCAGTACCCCCGGTGGAGTTGTACGGGTACTCGACCCTCGGGACCCTGTCCAGCCCGTGGCGGCAGGCCGGGCCGCAATTCCTCCGGCTCCGGATCACCGACGAACTGCTCCTGTTGGGTGAGCAGTACATCTTCCGGATCATCGACGGCCGACAGCATGTGATGGCCGAACTCGGTGGCGCCGCCGCGGGGATCCTCCAGGGCCACTGGGAGGCGGGGGAACTGTTCGGTAACACGGCGTCCGAAGCGTACGCCGTGGACTACACGTCCCCGAACACCCCGACCACGATCGCCGCCGGACAACTGAACTGCACGGTCGAGATCCGCGAGTCGACCACGGCCGAGACCCTCAAGTTCTCGGTCACGAAGATCCCCGTCAACCAGCCCCTCTGACCTGAAAGGAGTAATCGGTCGTGACTAACGGTCAGACTTCGAACCTGTTCCTCACGTTCCTCCAGGTCAACGGGACGGTCATCGGCGACTCGTGGGACAAGAAGACCGGCGGCGGTTCGTCCGCGAACCAAACCCAGTACCGGCCCGGGGGGGTACCGGACCGACTGTCGTTGGGTGGCCCGAAGGACATCGAGAACGTCACGTTGGAGCGGATCTGGAAGCGGGAACGCGACCTGGCCGTGTACAAGATGCTGGAGCCCCTCGTGGGCCGCGCCGACGTCGTCGTCACCCAGCAGACCCTCGACAACGACTACGTGCCGTACGGGGCGCCGATCATCTACACCGGCAAGCTCCAGAAGTGCACCCCCCCGGACATGGACTCGAACTCAAACTCGGCGGCCTTGTTCTCCGTCGAGGTCACCGTCTCCCGCGTCGCCTAGCACCACCCATCCCCCTGCACGCACCCTTCCCCAAGGAGCACCACCATGCCCGAACCCGGGAGCATCCTCGACCAGATCACACGGCAGGTCGAGGGTTTCGCCGACGAGATGTTCACCGACCTGTCCCTGTCGATGTGGGGGCAGAACGGCCACCCCCCGGCGTGGTTCCGGATCCGGCCGGTGGACTCGGATTTCATCGAGAAGCAGCGGGCCAGGGCCGCGAAGGCGAAGGGCCCGGCGATCGCTGGCGCGGTCGTCCGGGGGAACCTGGCGATCCTGGCGATGGGGGTTGAGGCGTTCATCGTCGGCGAGGGCGACGGCCAGGCCCAGTTCACCCTCGACTCGGAGGATCTGAAGAAGGCTCTCGGGGTGCCCGACGCGGAGACCGCCGGTGACGTCGTGAGGGCGATCCTCGGGGTGAACGTGACGAAGGCCGACGGGTATGTCCTGTCGCTGTCTGATGCGGTGGTCCGGCATTCGGGTCACGCCGCGCAGATCGCGGAGGAGAACGCGCTGGGGGAATGAGGGGGGGGCCATCCGTTGAGGCGGCGGCGGTGGCCCTCAGGAACGGTTGGGCGCCTCTCCCGTGGGCGTACGCGGATGTCCCGGACCGGTACCGGGCGTTCGGTGACCTGGTCCTGCAGCGGGCGAACGAGTTGCGGGCCGATGAGTGGGACCGGTTGACGCAGGCGGTCGGCGCGCAGGTCGGTTCGGTGGTGGCGAGGGCGTTCGGGGCGAGCTGAGGGGGTGCCCGGGTGGCTTCGCAGGATGATGTCGTCGTCCGGCTGCGTCTGGCGGATGTCGCGCGGTTCATCGCCGATGTGAAGGCCGGCCGGCTCGCGATCGACGACCTGGAGAAGAAGATCCGGTCGGTGTCGCGGACGGCGGAGGCGGGGTCGAAGGAGTACGGCGGCCTCGGCTTGTGGGGTGCGACGGTCGGCCGGATGAAGTATGCGGTCGCTGGTTTGGCGTTGACGGTGGCGGCTGGCGCGGGGGCGTTGGCGACGTTCGCGGTGAAGTCGACGGCGAGCCTGGAACAGGTCCGGATCGGGTTCAAGCAGCTCCTGGGTTCGCAGGGCGCCGCCGACCAGATGATCGGCCAGTTGCAGGAGTTCGCGAAGCGGACGCCGTTCAACTTCCAGGATGTCACGACGCTGACGCAGAAATTGCTGGCGTTCGGCGACCCAGCGAACCAGGTGTTGGGGACGTTGACGTCCATTGGAAATGCCGTATCCGCATTTGGGGGCAGTTCCGCGGATATGGATGGAATCGTGACGGCGATGGGCCAGATCGCGATGAAGGGCCACATCGCCGGGCAAGAGGTTCTGCAACTGAACAACCACATGATCAACGCGAAGAAGTATCTGATGGACGCGTTGGGTGTGGACGGTAACAAGTTGGCGAAGCTGATGGAAGCCGGGAAGATCAGTTCTGGTACTGCGATCCCGATCATTCTCGCGGGGATGCAGAAAGAGTTCGGCGGGATGATGGACGTCCAGTCCCGCAGCCTGTCGGGCATCTGGTCGAACCTGTTCGACACGGTTCAGCAGGAATTGACGCGGCGGGTGTCTCCGTTCCTCCCCGCGATGGAGTCGTGGCTGCAGCAACTGGTGGACAAGGTCCCGCAGATCGCCGACATCATTTCCGGGATCATCTCGTCCGCCGTCGGGTTGGCGCAGAAGGGCATCTCGATCGGCGGCGGGATCGTGTCCGCGTTCCAGTCCGGCGACGGACACGCCATCGGCCAGGGAATCCAGGAGACGGTCACGGGTGGTCTGGTAGCGCTCGGTGGGTGGCTTCGGGGCATCGACTGGTTCACCCAAGGCCAGAACGTGGGTAAGCAGGCCGTCCCGTTCCTGATCGGGCTGCTGTCGGGGCTGTTCGACCTGGACACGCTGAAGGATACGTTCGAGAAGCACACCGTGGACATGATCCTCGGCCTGGTCGGTGTGATCGGCATCGGCAAGCTGGCCGGACCGATCGAGAAGATCCTGACGAAGATCCCGTTCCTGAAACTGTTCGCGCCCCTGTTCGGGAAGATCGACACGTTGGCTGGGCCGCTGGGAAGGCGCGTCTTCTCGATGTTCAGTTCCGTCGGCAGCGCTATCGGCCGAGCCTTCTACAAGGTGTTCCCCGAGGCGTCCGCGAACATCTGGTACTTCTTCGCCCGCATCGGCGAGTTGATGAACCCCAGGAATCTTCTGAAGTTCTTCGGCAAGGCTGGCGGCTTCGCGGTCGACCTTATCGAACGGATGTTCACGTTCGGGTTCGGGATCGTCAAGAAAGTTCTGGACGGACCGTTCGGTAGGGCAATCCTCGACATCATCGCGGGCGTCCGGGAGATGGGGTCCGACATCTGGAAGGCCCTGTTCCAGCCGATGGTGGAGGTAGCGAAGATGGCGTTGAAGGGCGTCTTCAACTGGTTCGCCAGCCACTGGAACGGGATCATCGGTCATGTCCCCGGGTTGGGGTCGTGGTCGCAGATCCCGTTGCTGGCCGCCGGTGGCACCGCGGTGTCGGCTGGTGCCGCGGTGGTCGGGGACCGCGGACCCGAACTGATCAACATGCCGCGGGGTGCTTCGGTGGTCCCGCTGCCCCGCGTCCCGGAGTTCTCGGGTGTCGTCGGTGGCGGGCAGGACTCACGTCCGGTGTACTTGGTCGCCGACGGCAGGGTGATCGCCGAGATCGTGGAGCACGGGAACGATGACCGGGCGGCGAGGCTGTGAGCACCCTCAACGCGAAACCGGTCGGGTACATCCCCCCGTCTCCGCCGTCGAAGCTCGGGTATGTGACGGTCCGGTCGTCGGATGGCCGGTTCACGTTGACGGCCCTGCTGGGACAGAACCTGCCGCAACTGTCGGACGGTCAGGGCGGCTGGGTGGAGGTCGCCCGGGACAGGCGCCCGGCAGTGATCGAGTGGGATGGTCCGGCGGCAGCGAAATGCGTCCTTGAGGTGCTGCTGGACGGGTGGGCGTCGGGGGCGTCCCTCGCCGGCCAGCTCGCCGCGGTCGCTGGCCTGTGCCCGCTGTCGCCGGTCGGTGAGACGCCGGTGATGTACGTGTCGGGGTGTCCTCTGATCCCCGTCACCGTCCCGTGGGTGTGCCAGTCGGCGGTCCCTTCGGACTGGCTGCTCACGTCCTCGGGTGCGGTCGCCCGGGTCACGTACACGCTGTCCCTGCTGCAGTACCGGCTCGGGGAGTCGGTCGTGCGGAACAGCCCGGGGAAGGCCGCGGCGTCGAAGTCGGGGACGGTGTCGAAGGCGAAGGTGAAGACGTACGTCGTGAAGCGTGGGGACACGCTGCCGGCGTTGGCGGCCCGGTTCTTGGGGTCGTCGTCGAAGTGGCGGACGTTGGCGGCGGCGCAGAAACCGGCGTTGCGTGACCCGAACCACCTCAAAGCAGGACAGAAACTGACGATCCCTTGATGGAGGCCGTGGCGTGGGTGTCGACGACAGCGTGAATTACGCGAATATGATCGCCGCTATGGCGGCGAAGCAGCGCGCTGATGCTGTCCCGTCTGGGTATGTTGACGGCGCGGATCTGTCCGCTGACGCACTTACCACGATTGCCTCAGCATCCGCACTTGCTGGCACCTACGCCCGGCTGGGTGCGCTCGATGGTGAAGCGGTATTGCCGCTCACCATTCCCACGTACGACGGCGATTCGTCGGTCGTGCACTGCGACGTCCACCTGATTCAGGGCGGATTCGGTCCGCAGAAGTTCCGGTACTGGATGGGCTTTACCCCGTACCCGGGTGCGCTGCGCGAGCAGCCCTCGGTCTGCGCGTCCTACGACGGAGTGAACTGGGTCGTTCCGACCGGAGCGCCCAACCCCGTCGTACCGCAGACTGAGATCACAGCGGCGGGGTTCCTCTACGGCTCCGATCCTGACCTCGGGCTCCTGGCCGACGGTACGACGCTCGCGATGTACTACCGGCTGTACCGGGATGACGGCTCCCCGAAGCAGCGGATCTACCGGAAGACGACCACCGACGGCGTGACGTGGTCGGCGGCCGTCCAGTGCGTCGACGTCCCGTCGATCAGCGACTCGGCGCTCAGCCCGACCGTGGTCTACGACGGCACCAACTACAAGATGTGGACCGTGAACCACCCCGCCGCAACCATGAATCAGCGGGTCGAGTACCGGACCAGCGCGGACGGCATCACCTGGTCGGCGGCCAGCTCGTGCACGATCCCGCTCAACGCCGACCCGTGGCACTTGGACGTCGTCTACGCGGGCGGCGTCTACCACATGCTGCTCGACATCCTGGACAGCGGAAACGCCACCCGGCTGATCTACCTCAAGTCCAGCGACGGCATCACCTGGACCGGCCGCAGCGCCACGATGAGCAGCAACGACCGCGCCGTTCCTCTCAGTGGGTTCGCGTTCGATGCCGGTGGCCGGCACTACCGGTCCAGCATGGTCCCGGTCATCGGCGCCAACGGGATCAACTGGGACGTCTACGTCTCGGGTCTGCCCGTCAGCTTCCGCACCGGCAACGGACCGCTCTCTATCCCGGTCGGGGCCGATGCGGGCAACCCGTGGCGGTTCGGCCTGTTCCGTGGCATGACGCTGCCGGCGCCGATCCCTACGGCTCCTTCGATGGTCATCCCTGCGGGGGCGACGATCCGCGACTACGCGATGACGGCGTGGCCGACGGCCAACGACGCGCTGTTCAGTCGGTTCCAACTGCAGGTGCCGACTGTGGTCCGGTACGTCGACTTCGCAGTCGGCACCAGTTCGGGCAACATCCAGGTGGGCTATGTCCGCCTTCGGGGCACCGATCACAAGAGCTTCGACCGGCTCAAGACCAGCGGCACGATCGCCTGCCCAGCTTCAGGTGCGGTCCGGTACGACCTGGGCGCGGAGACCCAGGAGCCCGGCGACTACGCGGTGTTCCTGTGGTGCGACAACACCACCGCCACATTCCCCGTCACCACTTCCTCCGGTGGCGGGTGGATGGCGGCGGCCAAGCTGACCGGCTCCTACACCAACGCCATCGGCATCCCCGCGTCCGATGTGCTCGCTGCGTGGACCAACCGCAGCATCGGTGTCGTCCTGGAGGGCGACAACTAATCGAGATGGTGTCGCATTAGGCATTGGTGCGACACCATCTCGGCACGGCATATCGGCGGCTCTCTGACCAAGAGTGGGGGCGTGAATGTCAACGTCTCTCTTGGACTTGAAGTCTCTGGTCATCAACGGGGTGGACGCGCATCGGTCGTACGCGGACCTGGTCGAGTCGCTGGTGTCCCTCACGATGCGCGAGACGATCACTGGTGCTTCGACGGTGGAACTGGTCCTCAACGACTCCCACCGGACGATCCTCCGGTCGGCGCTCCTGTCCGGGGGGAGCGACGCGACCACGGACGTGACGGGTGCGACGGTCGCGGGGTCGACGGGGTTGAAGGGCGCGACCCTGGAACTGGACGGGGCGGGGTTCGAGGTCGCGGCGGTGAAGAAACGCGCCGGCAAGTTGACGTTGACGTTGGAGGACATGGCGGTCGCGGAGTTGCGGCGCCGGACGGGGCAGAAGGTGTCCCCGGCGGGGTCGTTGACCCGGGCCGAGTTCTGTGCGTCGCTGGTCCGCGAGGTGTCGTGGATCAGGGTGGCGTATGCGCCGGGCGCGAAGTCGTTGGAGCAGTTGGCCCGCGGGTCGGCGTCGGCTGCTGCGGCGACGGTGCCGGGTGGGCCGACGGGTTGGGGTGGGGCGGGGTCGGCGGGCACGTCGGGGAATGTGGTGTCCGGGAACGCCGTGTTGGACACCCAGGACCGGCAGGCCGCGCTCGCTGCGTCGACGGCTACCGGGTCGACGTCGGGGACGGCGTCGGCTCTGCTGCAGGCCCAGATTTCGGCGCTGTCTGAGGGCTCGGACCTGACGACGGCGCAGGAGCACCGTAACCGTGAGGACACGTGGACGGCGTGTACCCGCATCATGGGGGAGATCAACTGGCGGGTGATGTGCCGCCGCGGCGGGGTGGTGTTCGCGCCGGACGCGTGGCTGATGTCCCGGTCGGCCGCGAAGTACACCCTCAGCGAGTCCTCGGCGGGCGTGGACGTCATCGACCTTGAGTGGGACACGGGGAAGCCGTCCGCGACAGCGTCGATGACGGTGTGGGCCGGGGCCCTGGACCTCATCCCAGGGTCCCCGGTGGTCTTGAAGGATATGGGGCCGGGGAACGGGACGTGGCTGGTGGAGACCGTGGACCGGGCCATCAAGTCGAAGAAATGCACGGTGTCCCTGATCAGGCCGGCACCGCAGCTGGAGGAACCCCACGACGCGTCATCGAACGGCACCGGGGTTGGCGGCGAGGGCGGGTTCGGGGTGTCGACGGTGGACGCGAAAGCTATCGCGACCCTCCCGGTCGGGAAGTACGTGGGCGCTGGTGGCAACGGGGAGCGGTTCGTTCAGGCGGCGTTGGCGCAGGCCGGGAAACCGTACAGGGGTGGCGGGCATGGCCCGTCGTCGTTCGACTGTTCGGGTCTGGTGATGTGGGCGGCGCGGCAGGTCGGGGTCGATTTCCCGGCGCCGGTGTCGACGCAAACCTACTTGATCCGGAACGCTGGCGGGTTCATTCCTGTCGCCGACGCGGTCAAGACGCGGGGCGCGATCCTGTACCGGGGTGTCCCCGGGATCAACGGCGGGATGTCGGGCTCGGACCATATCGCGATCAGTCTCGGTGACGGGCGGACGATCGAGGCCCGGGGCCGGGCGTACGGGGTGGGCGTTTTCTCGGCGACGAAGGGCCGGGACTGGGCCGGCGGCGGGATCATCCCCGGGATCGGATACGCCTGATGGATGTCGCGAAGTTCAGCCGGTTCACTCCGGGCGTGCATTTGGCGCAGCAGCGGGCACCGCAGCCGTGGGATGTCCCCCAGTTGGGGCGGGTCACGAAGGTGACTGCGGCGGGGGCGTGGTTCGAGTTGCTGTCGTCGCCGGGGAACCCGTTCGGGCCGGCACCGTGGGGTCTCGGGTCGTACGCGACGGTCGCGGCGGCGATCACGGCCGGGTGGAAGCCGCTGGTCGGTGACACGTGCCTGGCGGTGTTCGCGGGTATCGGCCCCGGGTCGCCTGTCGTCCTCGCTTGGTGGAGGTGACGGGTGACGGTCCCACATTTCGCGGTCCCGTTCCGGGTGGGCGGTAACGGTGCGTTCGTGGTGAACGAACAGGACGGGCTCGACGACATCGTCGAAGCGGTGGCGTGTGTGATCGCCACCCCGGTCGGGTCGCGGGTCGAGGTCCCCGGGTTCGGTGTCCCCCGCTACGAATTCGGGACGCCGCTGCCGGAGGAGATCGTCGCGGCGGTCGCTGAGTGGGAGCCCCGCGCCGACATCGGCGTGGACGTGGCCGCTGCCCTCGGGGACCTCGGGGAGATCACCGACGTCGCGGTGGCCGTCAAACCGCACCTTTAACGATCAGGGAACGGAGGGCGTGTGTCGAGTTTCTTGACGTTCGGGGATTTCGCTGACGACGACCCGGACCGGCTCACCGCGGACGCCGTCGCGTTCCTGCAGTCCGTCGTCCCCGGGTGGGTGCCGGCGGACGGGAACCTGGACACGTGGATGCTGGCGGCGCACGCCCGGATCAACGCGGAGTTGCTGTCCACGGCCCGCGACGTCCCCGCCGCGATCTTCCAGGCGTACGGGCAGCGGCTGATCGGTGTCCCCCCGGTGACGGGTGCGGCGGCGACGGTCACGGTGACGTGGGCGGCGACGGACAGCCTGGGGCACACGGTCCCGGCGGGCACACAGGTCGGGTACCGGGTGTCCGGGGACACGCTGCTGGTGTTCGTGCCCCTCACGGACGTGGTGATCCCCCCGGGGTCCACGAACCTGGGCGGGTCCGTGTTGACGGCGGTCGGTGTCGGGACGGCGTGGAATGGTGTCCCGACGGGCGTCTTGGAGTTGGTGGATTCGCTGTCGTGGCTGTCGTCGGTGACGGCGACGGCTGTGTCGTCGGGTGGTGTGGACGCCGAAACCGACGACCAGTACGTGGCCCGGTTGACGGTCGATCTGCGGCTGCTGGCGCCCCGCCCGATCCTCCCGGCCGACTTCTCGGTGTTCGCGCAGACCATCACGGGCGTGACGCGGGCGTACACGATCGACGGGTACGACCCGGGCGTGAACGAGGTCCAGCGGCTCACGGTCACCGGGACCCCGACGGGTGGTTCGTCGGCGGTCACGTTCTCCGGGCAGACCGCGACGGTCCCGTTCAACACGACTGCGGGCGCCCTGCAGACGCTGCTGGAGGCACTGTCGAACATCGCCCCGGGGGATGTGGCGTGCACGGGCGGCCCGTGGCCGGGGACGGCCATCGACGTCCAGTTCATGGGCGCGTACGCGTCGACGAACGTCCCGACGATGACGAAGGTCGATTCGTTCACGGGCGGGTCCAGCCCCACGTTGACGGTCACGACGCCGACGTCGGGTGTGGCGCCGTCGAGTGGTAACCAGCGGATGGTGACGGTCGTCTCCCTGGACGCGGCGGGTGCGGGCGTGTCGTCGGGTGTGAAGGCGGTGGTCCAGGCGGACCTCGATGGGCGGCGTGAGGTCGGGTTCGTGGTGCACACTGCGGACCCGACCAGTACGACGATCGACGTGGTGTATTCGGTGCATGTGCTGGCCGGGTTCGACTCGACGGCTGTGGTCGCGGCGTGCACGGCCGCGGTGACCGCGTACCTGACCCCAGCGAACTGGGATGGTGGGACGGACAGTCCCCCGACGTGGTCGGGTGCGGACAAGGTCCGGTACAACCAGGTCGTCGCGGTCCTGTCCGCGATCACCGGTGTCGCCTATGTGGCGTCGTTGACGGTCAACGCGGGGACCGTGGATGTGACCCTCTCGGGGGTCGCGCCGCTACCAGCGGTGGGCACCATCTCCGGGTCCGCGGTCTGACACCTTTCCGGAACCCCGTGGGGAGGCCCTGTGGCACGCCCTGTGGTGTCGGTGACCGCGGAGCGCCTGTACCAGGCGATGGGCCCGTTCACGGTCCCTGACGAGGGCTACGGGTGGCCGCTGCTCCACTGGTGCGATGCGGTGACCCGCCCGGCGGCGACCGTTGAGGCGTATGTCGCGGACACCGACACCCAGGTCGGGTGGCAGCCGCTCCTGGACCCGGCCCTGTGCCCGGCGGGTGCGTTGCCGTTCCTGGGCCAGTTCGTCGGCGCGCAGGTCCCTGTCGGCGCGGACGAGACGACGGCCCGGGCGATCGTCACCCACGCGCCTGGGTGGGCGCGGGGGACCCCGGGGGCGGTGTCCGCGGCGGCCCGCCTGTGGTTGACGGGCGGCCAGCACGTGACGCTGAACGAACGGTTCGGTGGGTCCGCGTACGCCGTCGAAGTGCAGGTGTACGCGGGTGAACTCGTCGACTTGACGGGCCTGACCGCGGCGGTGAAGGCGGCGCTCCCGGCGGGGTTCGCACTCACGGTCACGGTCCTCGTCGGCTGGACGATCGCCGAAGCGGAGACCCGTTACACGGGTGAGACGATCGCCGACGTGGAAGCGATCTGGACGGGTAAGACGATCGCCGACGCCGAAGGGGAGTTCCCGCCGTGACCGTAACGCAGGCCCGTACCGGGCTGGTCATCCCGAACTCGTCGGGTTCGGACCCGTTCACTGAACTGAAGGACGGGATCCGGGCTGCGGGTCTGTGGATCGAAGCCAACTCGCTGATCTTCCTGACGCCGGGTCTGCTGTCGGCGTTGCCGGCCGCGGGGACGGTGGGCAGGATCTACAAGGCCACCGACGTGACGGGCGCCTTGTACTACGACAACGGGACCGGGTGGGAGTCGGTCGGGGTCACTCCACCGACCGACGCCGCCGCGGGGGTCGGGTCGTTGCGTACTCTCGGCGCCGGGTCCTTGCAGGCCGCCCCCGGGAACCACACCCACGGCATCTCGGGGATCGTCGCGACAGGGACGCCGTCGGCGACCACATTCCTTCGAGGCGACGGGACGTGGGCGACTGTGGGAACCATCGGGTACGACCTGTACGCGTGGACGCCGTCAGCGGACGACGCGTACCCCGTGGTGGTCACATCCGGGGGAACCGCGATCACTTTCACGGCGGCTGCCGGGCGGCCCTGTGTGGGGCCCGCCGCGACGGGCGTGAACGAAGTGGTCGGCCGCGCGAACCTGATGCGCGTGCCCGGTTCGGCGACATCGCCGGGGACCATCAAGTTCAGCGGGGCCGTCCGGTACACCGGCGCCACCACCGACTCCGTGGTGGCGTTCGGCATGTCCAGCAACCTGACGGCCGGTAACTGGGCTGAGGGTATCGCCCTGCAGGTCCTCGCGGCTTCCGGGTCGGCGAAGGTGTGGTCCCGGACGGGCAGCGGATTCTCCCCGTCGGACTACACGGCCGGGACGCAGCGGGGCAGCACCGTCACGGGCCTGTCGGCTGGGACGTGGTACCAGTTCAGTTTCGAGGTGTCCGCGACCGGAAACCTGATCGCGATCTTCAACGGGAGCACCGTGTTCACCGGTGCGTCCGGGGTCGACATGGTCGAGACGACGGGGCAGACGCCCTCTTGGGCGGTGCAGTGCACCACTGCCGCCAACCTCTCCGTCTCCACGTGCGCGGTCACCTACTCCTAGCCGCCCGCCGGAGGCCATCGCCGACGTCGTGGTCCCGATCCTGACGGCCGCCTGAATCCCGCGGCGGGCCAACGCCAGGCTGCCGCAGAGGGGACGTCTGATGGCGGAGGACGACGACCAGTTCGTGGCCGGCCGACGCGCTGGCGAGGTCGCTGAGCGACTCTCCGGCCACGACAAGCACTTCGCGGCCATCAACGGGAGCATCGCCGATCTCGCCACGGAAATGCGTTCGCTGGTGCTGGCCGTGCAGCGTCTCGGTGACGCGATGACCGCGGACCGCGCCACGGTCTTGACGACCGCCGCGGCCCTCAAGGAAGCGGAGTCCGCGCGCCGTGACCGCAGCGACCAGTCCTGGTCGCCCTGGTCGAAGGCGTTGGCCCTCGCTGGCGGTGTCGCGGCCCTGGTCGGGGCGTACCTGGCGCTCCGGCCCCGCTGACACCCAGCCGAACCGCGGCGGGGGGCCCTGGCCTGCGTAGGAGGCGCCGATGTCGTACGCACCCGCCGACTGGTGGCCGGAAGCCGCCCGTCGGCCTGTCCGCTGGGCCGGGGCGACGCACCCTTGGGCCGCCCGGCCCCTCGGGTGGGTCCTGCACGTCGTCGTCGGCGACGGCAGCCCCTGGGCCACGTTCGACCGGTCCACGCCACCGAACCGGCGGTTCAGCCACTGGTGGGTGGCGAAAGACGGCAGGGCCGAGCAGTACGCCCCGTCGTCGGTCGCCAGTTGGGCGCAGGGCGGCGGAAACGGAACCTACTGGTCGGTCGAGACCGAAGGCATGCCGGGGCAGCCACTCACCGACGCCCAGGTCGCCACGCTGGCCCGGCTGCACCGGTGGCTGGGCGTCGCCGACCGGATCGCCGCGTCACCGGTCGAGGTCGGCATTTCCTGCCACTTCGTCGGCGGCCAAGCGTGGGGCGGCCACACATGCCCCGACCCCGCACCAGGCGCGGGCCCACGGTCACACCAACGCGCCGACATCATCCGCCGTGCACAGACAGGAGACGACGACATGCCCACAGCCGACGAGGTCGCCGCCGCTGTAGTCGACAAGTGGCTGGCCATCGAGTTCGGGAACCGGACCATCGGGCAGGTCATCGGGCAGACCAGCCTCGACGCCGCCGCGGCAGCGAAGAACACTGCCGTCTCCTCCACTGCTGGGCTCGACCCGGCCGCGGTCGCTACCGCGATCATCACCCAGCTTGGGCCGGTCATCGGTGCAGCAGTCGCCGATGAACTGTCCCGCCGTCTCGTCCGATAGCCGCCCCGTCCGCACGCCCGGGGGGGCCCTGAAGTAGGGGGTTACCCCGATGAAGAACGAATGCTCACCCTGACCCTGTCGGCGTTCGCAGCAGAAGCTAGCGGGACTGACCCGTCCGTGGTTCTCCTCCAGTACGGCGCTATCGGCGCGTTCACTGTCGTGCTCCTCGCCTTCGCGGCGTCAGCGATCAAACGTGAGCGGGAGCGCGCAGACCGGGCGGAGGAACAGCTACGGGAACTCCACACTCTGATGAGAACAGACGTGATCCCCGTGTTGGTGAAGGTATCGGAAGGATTCGCCCGCGTCACGGACACCCTCGCCGACGCGGCGGCGGCGCTCCGAGAGCGAAGGTGAGTGTCTTGACTGGGCCGCGCCCGTCGGTCGTCACGCCGGGCGCAGCGAAAGACGTCCGGGACATCGTCAACAAGATCGAGCAGCAGGTGGTCCAGTTGCAGTCGCTGCTGGACCGGATGGGAGGTGAGATCGATGCCCGACGTAGCGGCGATGATTGAGCTTCAACGTTCGGTTGATGACCTTGCCGGTGAGGCGCACCGGCTGCGCCAGTCCCTGACCCGGTTGATCATTGTCGCCGCCCTGGTTTTCTTGGGTCTCGTGGTCGCGATCTGTGCTGCGGTCGTCGTCCAAATGTCGAACAGTCAGGCCATCGAACAGAACAACCAGCGGTGGTGTCCGACTCTCAGCCTCCTCATCCTCCACCCGGGGGATCCGCAGCCGACGTCGACCCGGGCGATGCGGGTCGCCCAGCAGACCCAGATCCTGTACGACTCGTACGGGTGTGGTGCTCTCCCACCGGACCCGTCGTTGATGGACCCTTCCCCGACCCCTGGAGTTTCCCGTGGCTGAGTCTTCCCCGCCTGGCCAGATCCATGCACCGGCCGCACTCCCGACGTCGATCGTCCGGACCATCGTCCCGATCGTCGTCGGGTACCTGATCTCGATCGGGGTCGTCAACTGGTTGGGGATCACCAACGAGCAGGCGACGGGGGCGGCCACGGCGGTCGTGACGGGCGTGTACTACGTCCTCGCGCGGATCTTCGAGACGTGGTTTTCCCCGAAGCTGGGCTGGCTGCTGGGCCTGCCATCACAGCCGGCGTACGCGTCCCGGAACGGGAGGCACGAGGCTGGTGCCCTGCCCCGCCGCGTCGAGGCGGGGGACGCTTGACCGGCGGGAGGCTTCATCCTGCCGCCGTCGGGTCGGCCAACTGACCCGGAGCCCGTAAACCCGACGCCCCGTCTGGGGCCATCCGAAGGGTCCACCGTCATGCAGCTTCAGATCCAGTCCGATCCGGGCGTCGTCGAGGCCGAGGACGTCCAGGTCCGGGTCGCCGGTGAGGGCGCGACCGCCCAGAGCAGGTTCGTCGCTTCGGTCGACCCGGAGGGCGTCGTCGACGTGATCTCGAACTCCGATGGGGAGATTTTCTCGGTGTTCCCGGTCAAGCCCGGCGACTTCCTGATCACCTTCGATGACGGCGACCACAAGACCCGTCTCGCCGGTGAGGTCATCGAGGAGGGCGCCACCCGCGTGGCGGTCACCTTGCGTGGCCCGGTCCGCCAGGCCGCACCCGAGGCCACCCCCCAGGCCGCCCCCCAGGCCGCCCCGCAGGCCACCGCGCCGCGGTCGGTCCCGGACACCGGCGGCGAGAAGACCCACGCCCGGGGCCCCCGCTGACACCGGTCGGGTGGTTCCCGAGGCATCCACGGCACCGGTTCACCGGTTCCGTGGGCGACCGGGTCGTGGTGGTGGCTATCGTGGCGGCCTGGCTGGTCGTCCTCGGGGTCCTGTCCTTGATCGCACACTAGGAGTTGGCCCGTGGGTCGCCGTCACATTCCCGCCGTCCTGTTCACTGTCCTGGCGTTCGCTGGGCCGGTCCTCGCGAACGGGCCGGACTGGCGGCGTTCGGGGACCAGCATGTGGGTGGGCGCGTACACGGCCCGCGCCTGCAACGGCGCGTTGACCGTCACGTACGGCCGGCAGATCCTCGTCGGCCACGAATGGCGGATCACCGACCGGGACGACAGCCAGTGGATCATCGAGGTCCACGACTATTCGGGCCGGTTCCAGAACCCGAACAACCCCGCGTCCGACGGGAAATGGTTACCGACCGACCTGTACGGCGCCGGGCCCGTCGTGTCCGGTGGGGAACACGCCCTCCGGTGGCCCGGGTACGGGCGGGCCCTCGGGAACGGCGCGCACATCGACAAGGCGAGGGTCGTCCGGGCCGACGGGACGGGCCTGACGTCGGTCCCGGCCGCCATCGACTGGTGCCCGCCGCCGTTGGCGCAGTAGGTACCGGAAGGGAGTGGCGTCTGTGTCGAACGACCAGGCAGAGAGGGTCGGGTGGCCGTGGGATTTCGTGCAGGAGTTCCGCGAGAAACTCCACCTGATCGCCAACGAACAGAGAATCACCAACCATCGCCTCAAGGAGATCGAGAAGAAAATGGCTGACCTTCAGACCGCCCTCACCGACCTGCAGGCCGCGGTCCAGACCGCAGTCGCCGAGCTGACCGGCGGCGCTGTCGCCGCGCTGCAGGCGGCCCTCGCGCAGGCCCAGTCGGACCTCCAGGCCGCCCGGGACCTCGACGCCACCGACCAGGCGGCGATCGATGACCTGACCGCGAGGTTGGGCCAGTCGATGCAGTCCGCGCAGGACGCCGCCGACCAGATCGAGTCCCGGGTCCAGGAACTGCAGTCCGCGACGGGTGCCCCGCCGACCGCCTGACCCCCAGGCCCGTGGACGGTGCCCCACCCCACCCCACCCGGGGGTGGGGCACCGCCTGCACCTTCCCCCTGCACCTTCCCGTGGCCCTTGGAGGCCGGCATGTCCGAGACGTTCACCGGGACCTTGACGGGGTCGTCGGGGTCGAAACTCACCATCACCGCAGCCACGTTGCAGCCGGCGGTCACGCCCGTCCCGGACGGTCCGCTCCCGGCCGCCACGAACCAGGTGACGGTCTCCGGTGTGGCCCTGCCGTTGGCGGCGGTGAACCCTGCCGGTGGCTTGTTCCCTGGGGGGCGCGGCGCGGACCAGCTCGTGGCGTACCAGGCGCCGGTCGTGGTGACGCGGACGAACATGTGGGGTGTCGAGGTCACCGTGAGGGACGGGGCCGTCGTGGCGGTGAACGACCGGCAGGCGTCCAAGTTCACTGCGGGGACGGTGGTCCCTGCGGGGTGTGTGGTGTTGTCCGCGAACGGTACGGCGCGGGACGCTCTGCTGCCGTTGGCGGTGAAGGGCGCGCCGGTCACGTTCCAGCACGTCACGACCCCGCCCGTGGTGCCGCCCGTGACACCGCCGGGGGGTCCGGGGCGGACGGTGGCGGTGTACCTGATGATGTGGGCGGGCCAGGTCGGTTCGGTCCCGGCCTCCTGCAACCAGGTCCGGTTGGCGTTCGCGCAGGGGTCCCCTCCGCGGCTGGTCGGGTCCGGTGGGCAGTCGATGGACGCCCTCGCCGCGTGGGCGAGGTCGTTCCGCGCCACCGGCGGCAAGGTGATCGTCTCCGTCGGTGGGCAGGACGGCCCGGTGAACCTGTCCGACGTGGCAGGGTTCGTCGCCGGCATCAACACGATCGGGCAGCAGGTCCCCCTCGACGGCGTCGACTTCGACGTCGAATCCGTTGAACTGGATGTCGCGGGTTGCGTGTCCGCCGCGAAGGCGTTGGCGACGGGTCGGCCCGGCTGGTTGACGACGTTCACGCCGTCAGGTGGCCCGCCGGTGGCCCGGTACTTGCAGGCCGCGGTCGCGTGCCAGAGGGCGGGGCTGAGCGTCCAGTTCTCCCAGCAGCTCTACGACACTCCCGTGTCTCAGTCCGCGGCCCTGCAGCAGACGAAACCCGCGGTGGACGCACTCGGGCAGCGGTCCGTCCTCCTCGGCTTCATGATCGGCAACGATGCTGGTCATTGGACGGTCCAACAGACCGTCACCAACTTCCAGGCCATCCACGCGGCCTACCCGGCCATCGGCGGGGTCATGGCCTGGGAGGCGTCCCGTCCAGGGACCAGCGACGCGCTCGGCGGCTGCGCGAACCTCCTCGGGCTCGCGCCGTGAACCGGGCCGTGGGGTCCCTGTACGCCGCTGTGTGGCGTGCGGGATGGCGGGTCGGGTACCACACGCGCCGGTTCCGTTCCCAGGCCGGTGCGGCCCGCCTGGAGTCGTACGACGACGTCCGTTCCCGTATGGCCACTACCGACCGGAGGTCGCCGTGAACCTGTTCGTCCTGATCCTGCTGGTCCTCGGCCTGGTCCTGTTCATCCTCGCCGGGTTCGGGGTCCCGTCCCGGTGGAACCTGGTCGCGTTCGGCCTCGCGTGTTGGATCCTCACCGTCCTGATCGCCTCACCGATGGTGTCCGGGAAGTGACCGGCTGGCGGCGGTCGGCGGCGTGTTCGTCGTCGTCCTGTGTCGAAGTCCAGTTCGCGACGTCCACGTTCTCCGGCGGCGACAGGTGTGTCGCGGTTGGTGTCGACGGTGAACGGTGGCTGGTCCGGGACTCGAAGGACCCGGCCGGGCCTGTCCTGACGTTCACGCCCACCGAGTGGGCTGCGTTCGTGGCGGGCGTGAAGGCCGGCGAGTTCGACCCGCCGGCCGGTTAGACCGTTCGGGCGAAGTTCCCGCGAGCCCACCACAGCAACACCCGCCGCACCCGTACCTTGAACGCGCCGGCCCGGCCCCCGACGGGCCGGCAAGACGAACGCACCCCACCTGGTCGCCCTGCGCGGCCCGGGTGGGGTGCGTCTCGTTTTTGTCCGCCGGACCTAACCCCCGGGGTCCGTCGGCGGCGGGTCCGTCGGCAACGGCACCGGCGGCGGATCGAACTCGCCCACGAACCGGCCCACCGCGGCCACCACAGCCCACCAGACGGCCTGGACGGCGTTCACCGGCCGGGCTCCGCGCACACGCACCCCGGGAGGGTGCACAGGCGCCTGTGCCCGCCGGGGTTCGCGGCCCGGTACGTGAACCATTCGGGGTCCATCAGGAAAGCGAACCGGCGGTCAGCGGCCCGCAGCATCGCCTCGGTGACCGGCCGGGGCGTCGACCAGTCGACCGGCCCGGCGGCCCTCACCGGGCCACCAACCACACCACGAGGGTGATCAGAGCGGCGGGCGACAGGGCCACCAGGTACGGCAGGGACCTCTGCCACGGCGACCGGTCGTAGAAACCCGACGAGTGCCGGCCCGCGGGGGTGCCGGGCGGCACCCATTCGATGGCGGACACGACCAGGCCGTCCGCCCGGCCCGTCAGCGCCTGGGTGCGGGCCCGGGCGGCGGCACGGGCAACCACCACATCCACGTCGTCCACGGGCCGGTTCACAGGGCACGCGCCTGCTCCGCGAGCTGGGACCGCAACCGGGCCGCGACCCGCGACAAGGCCCGCAGGTCACCGACCAGGGCCGGGTCCTTCCCGGACATCGCGGCCGACATACCCAACGTGGCGATCCCGGACGTGAGGACCGCGGCCATGTTGACCAGCTCCCGGGGGTCACCGCGGTCCTGGGCGGGGTCCGGGTTGATGTCGAGTTCGGTCCGCTGCCGGGGCGTCAGGTCGGGGTACGCGGACAGGGGGGTCGCAACGAACGTGGTGGTGGACATGGTCGGGGTCCGTTTCCGTGAGCGGGGGGATGCTGACCACGAGTTCATCGGCCCCCGCCGCGCGTTCCTTGAGCCCGAGGCGCCAGATGTCGCCCGGACGGCCGAATGCCCGGCCCACGGGAGAGGCCGGGCACTCGGTGAACCATCCTGTCAGGACATGAACGGCCAGTCCTGCGACCTGGCCCGCTCGATCAGGGGAATCAGTCGGAAAGCAGCGTCGGTCAGGCCACCGAACGTGTGCCGGTTCTCCGCCCCGGCCGCACCGTGCCCCGGCCGGTACCCGCCCACGTTCCACGTGTACATGGGCACACCGGCAGGAACCGCAGAGTCCACCGAGCTGCCCGACTGCGACAACGCGGTCTGCTCATCTGTGATCACGATGACCCGGTCGTGGCCCTGGTAGTTCTCCACGATCGCCCGGGGCGTGTCCGTACCCGAGTCCATCCGGAACCGGCCCATCACCGCTAGGACGGCGTCACCCTTCCCGACCGGCACCCGGTAATGGGTGAACCCGTAGCCGACCAGGTCCGCTGACTCCGCGCGGACCGCGACCGCAGCGCCGAACAGTTTCGCCTGGTCCGCGAGGCTGATGTCCGACCGGTTCGAGGTCGAATAGTGGTAGCCGGGGAACATCGACGGGGACTGGTCGACGCAGATCAGCGTGCGGCCCGGCAGTGCGGGGACGTTCGTTAGGGAAGCGGTCAGCGCCTTCTCCAACGCGTGGCCCCACCGCAGGGACCCGACGGCTGTGTGCGCGGCGTAGTACCGGAACGGGAACTGCCGGGACCTCCGCACCTCGTCCGGGTCGCAGATCCTGGCGGCGACCTGCTCCGCGATGTCGTCGGGGACACCAGCCTGGTCGAAGTTCCGCAGGTTCCGGACCAACGCCATCGTTCCCATGCTGGGGATGACCCACGACCACGCCTCGGCGTCCATCCCGCCGGGGATCCATCCCGACAGCCACTCCCACGTCGCGCCGGCGTGGCCGAGCGCCCCGGACGGTCCACGGCCGTTCTCCCGGAGGATGTCCCGCCGGTGCTCGGCGGGGATGGACTCCAGCCACTGCCGGAACTCCACGGCAGGGAGTGACCCCGCCTCGATCCGCACGTCCCCGGCGTGGTGACGGCGGTCCAGTAGGTACCGGAAGAGTGCCGCCTGGGACGGGTCCGTTGGCTCCGGGTGCACCAGCTCCACCACGTCACCCATCCGCCACTTCCCGCCGGTCCCGTCGTACTTGAGGGCCGCCCGCTCTGTGAACATCCGGGCTACCGCGTCCGCGACGCCACGCTTCACCGGCTTCGGGACCGCCCGGCCGTACCGGTTCGTCCAGTACGCGAGCATCTCGGCCGGCTCGTCGGGCCGCTGCAACGCAGACGCGATGATCTTCCGGTTCGTGGTGTCCGACACGATCTGGGTGGTCAGCCGCTCCCGGACCGTCTCCGCCGCCAGCACCACCGCCGCGGACCGCATGTTCAGCTCGGCCCGCAGCCACGGAACGAACCGGGCCACCCACTCGGGGTCCTCTCGGGTCACCTGACGGGCCAGGTCCACGAACCGGGAGTCCCGGACGGCCCCGGCCTCGTAGAACGTGTCCTCGCTGACCTTGTTCGCGGCGGCGAGGAGGAACAGTTCCGACTTCGCGTCCCGGACGGACCCGTGGCCGCCCTCGTGGGTGCGGGTGGCCGGGTCGGTGGTGGCGGTCACGGGCGACGTGATCCCGGCGGCGCCGAGGGTGCGGGTGGCGTTCGCGAACTTCGACATGGCTGGTCTCCAGACGTGGGGAAGGGGGCCTGACACACGTATACGTCGGCCCCTTCACGTCACACTCATGGATGCCCGAGGACCAGGTCGGCTCGACGGAATTTAGCGCTCTACCAACTGAGCTACGGCCCGGCCTAGACCGAACCGGCGGGACTCGAACCCGTGACCTCTCGAACCAGAATCGAAGTACCGCCGTGCCTGCGCACCGGGCATCCATGTGTGTGCACGAGGACCGTCCGGTCAGGGGATTGCAGGGATCGAACCCTGCGGTCGGACCCTGCGGCCCAACTTTCATGCCAGAAGTACCCCTGTGCCTTCGCACCGTGCACGAACTATTCAATTATGTGGGGCGCGCGAGGACCCCTGACGTTGAAGCTGACATGTCGGCTGCTCTGCCAATTGAGCTACGGAACCGTGTGGCCCCGACCGGACTTGAACCGGCAACCCGCTGATTAGGAAGTAAGCCTCAACTACGCACCGCGCGCCCTATGCAGTTAGGTGAGCGAGGACCGTGCGCCCGACCCGACGGGTTCTCTTAACAGGAGGAAGTAGGGCCAGGCTGCGCACCGCTCGATCCACAGAGAACCACAGCGGGCCGACAGTCGTCCACCGGGTACCCCCAGTTGGGCGTGCCATGGAGATTTGGTGCCGGGGGCTCAGGTCGGCCCAGTCGCTGGCCCCCGGCGGACGCATCCTGACCCTAAACGGTGCGGGCATGCAAGTGTCGTCGCTGTCCGTGTACGCCCGTTCAGCCGCCCGTAAGCACCCGCGCCTCGGGCCGGAACGGTGACCGCCGGGCCCGGAGGCCCCCCACGTGGTGGGCGACGGACCGCAGTTCGGCCTCGTCGAGGCCGTCGAGGATCCCGTGGTGTGGCGGGCACCTGTGGGGGACGGGGAACCCGAGGGTGTGCCCGACGTGCTCTACGGGGTTCCAGTCGTCCACGGCTTGTAGGGCGCGGATCCTGGCGAGGCACCGGTGGGTGTGGGGTGTTCGGAACCCGACGATCTGGGTGCGTTCGTCGAGGAGTAGGTCGAGGAGTTGGGTGGACAGCCCGGATTCGTCGGCGAGGGATGCGAGGTCGGGTCGCGGGCCGAGGCGGTAACGGAGCCACTGGTTGAGGGTCATGTCTTCGACTGGGGGAAGGGTCGGCATGCCCTACATGGTCCGTGGATGTGTGGTTTCCGGCAAGCGTCCGTTCGACACGCCGCATGGGTGAACGTGTAGCCATCCGGCCACGCAGCGCAGTAACGTCGTCTGCACACACCACCCGCGGAACCACCCCGACCCTGTCGGACCCACGCGGGACCATCACCCCAACCAAACCCACCCGGGAGCACCCCATGCCCTACACGAACGACGGCACCCCCGTGCCCTACGACCGCGACGACGTGTACGACCAGGACGCCGACCGACCCGTCGACCTCACCGACCCCGACCGGGACCTGCCCGTCGACCCGGACCGGGACGTGTACACCGAACTGGCGTGGGCCCGTTCCCTGTGGGACACCAAGTGACCGACCAGATGCTGGACCGCGGCTACACCCCGTCCGTGACCGCCCAGATCCGGCGGGTCGCCACCCGGCTGCGGCTCCTTCGGACCCTCGAAGGGCTGTCCCTACGCGCCGCCGCCGAGAAATCCGGCACCCCCGCAGTCGTGATCGGCGCGTACGAACGGTCCGACCGGCTTCCCACCTTGGGGACCCTGTTCACGTACCTGGACGGGATGGGCTGGACGATCTGGGATGTCCTGCCCCCACCGCCCGGGTATGAGCGGTCCCTGACGAACACGGAGCGAGCTGAGGTGCTCGAAGCGGTCGCCGCGGACCTGAGGGCCCGGTGAACGCCGCGATGGCCGCCGCCCCGGGGACCGTGGGTGACGCGATCGGTTTGGCCGCGTTCGGGATCGTCATCACGTGGGCTGTCGTCGAGCTGTTGAAGGGGCTGTTCTAGGTGGCCCGCGGCGCGGCCCTCGCCGAGGACATCGTGTGGGTCTACCGGACCGTGGGTGGTGTCACCGCCCAACAGATCGCCGAGCGGCTCGGGATCCGGAGCGTCTCAACCGTGTACCGGGCCCTCGACGCGGCCGGCCTGTCGGACGTCGCTGGGACGCTGCGGTCGCGGGGGGCGGCGGCCAGCACCGGCGGATTCAACTGCGGGTCCGGTGTGTGCCCCAGATGTAACGGCACGTACAAGGCCCGGTACGGGACGAGGAGAGCAGCGTGACGGAAACGACAGCCTGGGGGATCACCCCCGAGCAGTACACGTACCTACGGCAGGCGATCAACCAGAACCGGGTCCGGGAACTGTCCGGGAACTCCCACCTGGAGGCGTGGGACGTCCGCAGGACCCTGACCCGAGTGTTCGGGTTCGGGGGCTGGGACGTGGAGACCCGCGACCTGGTCCTGGTCAAGGAGATCGAGATCCCTCCGCGTTCGGAGGGCGGGAAGTCCCGGTGGACGGTCGTGTACCGGGCTGACGTCCGGCTGGTCATCAAGGACGCCGCCGGGCGGGAGATATGCCACTTCGACGATTCGGCGGCCGGAGATTCGCAGAACCAGCCGGTGGTCGGCGACGCCCACGACCACGCGATGAAGACGGCCCTGTCGCAGGCGTTGAAGCGGTGCGCGGTGAACCTCGGTGACCAGTTCGGCTTGTCGCTGTACGACAAGCGCCGGGTCGAGGGGACGTCGGTGGTAGGTGGCTCGCTGGTCCGGCCGGCGTCGGAGCCGACGGTTACGGTGGAGGACGCCACACCGGTCACAGGCGGGGAGTTGGACGACAACCAGGACGTGGGCGACGCCCCCTACGAGGCCGTACCTGTCGCGCCCGTACCGCCGCGTCCACCGGTGATGACGAAGGCCGAGCGGTCGGCGCTGCTCGACGCGATCATCATCGGCGCCGAATCGGTCGGAGTCAGCCGGTTGGACGCCGCGAAGAGGTTCGCCGACAAGTACGGAACCCAGATCGGTGAGGGTTTGAAAGCGGACCTGGAGGCGTTCCGGGACGAGTTCCGGGCCTTGTGGGTCGCCAAGCGACGGGAGAACGCGCAGTGACCGATCCCTTGTTGGACGAGTTCGACGACCCGGAGTCGTGGGATGTCCCCGAAGACTGGACCGAGGACGCGGCGGTGGAGGTCGCCGACTTGGCGATGGCCACCGAACTGTCCCGGAAGTTGCGGGGCGTGGATCGTTGGCTGGCCGAGCTGGACGCTCGGGCCGAGGCGGAACTGGACCGGCTGCAGCGGCGCGCGGTAGAGGTGTCCGCGCGGGCCCGGCGACGGCGGGCGTGGATCGTCGCCCAGTTGGAGGCGTACGCGCTGGATCGCCGGCATCGGTACGGGGAGAAGACCACGGAGCTGATGTATGCGGTGGTGAAGACCACAGAGTGCGGCGGCGGGTGGACGGCCGACGAAGACGCGATCGACTGGGCCCGGTTCAACGCTCCGGAGCTGTTGGCGACCAACCCGAAACTGAAGATCGCCGACGCGAAGAACCGGCCCGGGTGGAAGGTCGATGGGGACAGGGTGTTGGACGTCGAGACGGGCGAGTTCATCCCCGGCATCACGGTGGCACCGAAGGGCGTCAACGTGACCGTGAAGGTTCTCCCGGATGGGAGCGGTCGATGACCGGCATGCCGTGGCTGTTGGAGACGGACGTGGAGACGACCGGTACCGGTCGTGGTGTCCATGTTCTGGAGGTCGGGTTCCGGGTCCTCGACCGGGACCTGGAGGCCCTCGCGGAACGGGCGTGGGTGGTGCCGTACACCCCGCGTTGGGTCGCCGCGTTGCGGGCCCTTGCCGAGCCGGTGGTGGTGGAGATGCATGACCGTTCCGGGCTGTGGGTGGCGTGCGTGGAGGAGGCTCAGCGGGCCGACCGGTACGACCCTGCAGACAATGTGGACGAGTGGCTTGAGAGCCTCGTGGACGAGATCGCCGAGTGGGTCGCAGTGAACGCCCCGGGGAAGCTGCGGTTGTGCGGGTCGTCCGTCCACCACGACCGGGCCTGGCTCATCGATTTCGTCCCCGGGTTCGCCGACATGGTCCACCACCGGGTCGTGGACGTGTCCACGGTGAAGTCGCTGGTGGAGGAGTGGTGGCCGGAGTTGGCGCAGGGCCGGCCGGAGCCGAGGAAGACGCACCGGGTGCTCCCAGACATGGAGGACACGTCGGCTGAGTTGGCGTTCTACCGGTCCCGGCTGGCGCTGGCGGTGACCGAGTGAGCCAGATCCCAAGGTTCTCTTCCGACGCGGCGTTGAACGCCACGCTGCGGGCTCTCACGGAACGGGACGCCCCGCCGCCGGTGAAGACCCCACCGGCCCCGAAGGGACCCGAGAAGCCCCCGGAGCCGCCCCCCGCGCTATCCCTGGAGTGGGATCCGGCGCCACGGACGAAACAGGAAGCGATCGACCAGTTGGCGCGGGCGCGGCGGCGCGCTGAGCGCCTGTTCGCGTTCACGGTGGCGAACGCGCGCTGTTCGGCGTGTACCGCCCACCAGGCCGCCGCACGGGAGATCGTTCTGCGGCTCACCGGCCGGAGGATCTAGGTGGGAGCGGACTCCTACCGTGCGGGTGCGACACGGCTGCGGGATGCGCTCGTGGTGCTCGGCGCGGTCACGGGGCCGTGCGGGTTCTGCGGGCACCCGGACCAGCGTCACCGGTCGGCTGGGACTACTGGGACCGGGAAGACTCCAGGGCCGAGGTGTACGCCCTGGAGTTGACCATCGCTGTGTTGGCCGCTGACCCGCGCCGGCACGGCATCACCCGAGGCAAGGCCGCCGCCATCGACCGCGAGGTGTGGGCGGATCTCTGAACCACGCGGGCCGACCCCGGTCCGTGAACGAAACCCAACCAACTGAGAGGAACACAACGCCCTCGCTGACGCCTACTGGACCCGCCGGGCGCACCTGTGGCTGCTGGCCATCGACGCCGAGCTGGATCAGATGACGAGGTAGCGACAACGACGGCTGCACAAGGCGCTCCAGTTGCCCGTTTCGGGTGGCTGGGGCGCCTTCCGTCGTTTTCCGGGTCACCCGTTCGGGGCATCCTTCGCGTCGTCGCTCGTCGAGCCTTGCAACGTCACCGTCAAGGTGACATGCTGGTGTGACAGGCCGCCCCGACCCACCAGAGCAGCCACCACGCCCCCCACCGCCAACCCTAGGAGCCCACCCATGTCCGTGACCGTCACCGTCACCGACGACATCCGCGCCGCCCTCGCGGCGGCCCTGAACAGCCCCGACCTGACCCTGATCTCCGGTCTCGGCAACGCCGACGGCGGTCCGGCCTCCGGCGAGCGGTGCACCATCGCTGAGATCAACCTGGTGTTGACGGGGAAGCTGTCGGACGACCCACACCCGTGCATCTCGGAGGTCATCAGGCAGTGGGTGATCCGGGTCCAGGACAGGATGCCGGACTCGATCCGCAACTCGTCCGCGTGGCGCGGGGCGTCTGTGGGGATCGCCGGGTCGGCGTCCACCCCGGGCGTGGAGCAGGCCCGTCGCCAGATGGTGATGGATTGGATGTGGGAGCGGCTCGGTGACGAGGCTGTCCTGGAGGCGATCCCGGCGGGGTGCCGGGCGGCGTGGGACCGGATGCTGTCCGAGAGGACGTGCGAGGCGTCGAGTGAGGCCCGGCGGCAACTGCGCGCCGCCGCCGCCTCCGCCGCCGCCGCCGACGACGCCGCCTACGTCGCCGCCGCCGCCTACTCCGCCTCCGCCGCCTCCTCCGCCGCCGCCTCCGCCGCCGCCGCCGCCTACGTCGCCGCCTCCGCCGCCGCCTACTCCGCCTCCGCCGCCGCCGACGACGCCGCCTCCGCCGCCGCTCGCCAGGCGTTCTGGGAGCGGTCCGACCCGGCCGCCCTCCTCACCCGCCTCATCGAAACCCACTGACACATGGCAGACACCCCCCCACGACTCACCAACCCTGAAGCAGCCGCCTACGCGGGCAAGACGCCCGCCGCCTGGAAACAAGCCAGGGTCCGCCGCCCATGCCCCCCTGACGGGCACTTCGGCCGCACCCCCTACTGGCACCCGTCCACCATCGACCGGTGGCTGTCCCAGGCCCCACACCCGGGCCGCCACCACCCACCAACCACGAGGACCACACCTTGACCACCACACTGACCTACCGCGCCGACCCGGACCTGAAGGCCGCCCTCGTCGCCGAGATGGCCGACCACGCCCGCCTCGACCAGCTCATCCAGGGCGCCTACCTCAACCCCGACGGGAAGGGCTGCGCCGTCGGCTGCACCATCTCCGGCCGGCTCCTCGCCGAACTCGGAACGCCCAGCGCGGTCGAGGAGCGGGTCCGGGAGTCCGGCGGCTGGCACGAGACGTGGGCGCAGGTCACCGGACTCCCCCAGTGGCTCGGGGAACTCGACGACACCATCTTCGAGGGCCTCACCATCGAGGAGTCGAAGGGGTGGCCGCTGCGCCTCCTGGAGGCTGTCCCTGTCGGCGTGGACCTTGCCCCGGTCCGGGACCAGATCATCCGGTCTGCCCTGTTCGACCCGTCGCGTGGTGCGATCACGCTTGCCGCCGCCGAATTGGATGCGGAGGGGTACGCCAACTTCGCTGCCGCCCTGCAGGCGTTCCCTACGACGTCGGACTACAGCGCGGTACACACCGAACTGTCCGACATGAACTGGCAATGCGAGCATCTCCTTAGCTGGACGATCGACGCGACGCTCGCGGCCATGACCGGGACCGTTGATGAGGTGGTCGAGAACGCCGCGTACGCCGCCGTCACGGGCCGCCGCGCGCAATATTCGTGGCTCGCTGACATGGTGATCGGTCACCTGTCCGCCGCCGGAGGTGACCGAGTGACCGACCGGACGCCACACGTGCCCGCCGTCTCCTGGGCCGGGATCGTCGGCGCGTCGAGTTGGCTGTGCACCGGCATGTGGCGCCAGGCCGACACCGGCGCCCTGGTCAGCTGCCCCCGCCCCGGCACGTGGGATGTGATGACCTCGTGCCCGTCCGGGCACGATAAGGCCGGCCTGTACTGCGACGTCCACAAGGGTGAAGCCGGGTCGGGTGGGCTGCCTTGCTCGGCCGGCACGCCGGCCTGTGGGCTGCCGGTGTCCCTGGTCGTGGCGACACCCCTCGGGGGCGGGTCGTGACCGCGCCGGAGCAGGACACCCAGCCCGGGCACCGGCCGTGCGGGAGGTGCGGGACGTGGCCGGAGCCGTTCTACGTCCTGGAGGGGGACAACGGTCGGGGCCGGACCGTGTCGTTCGGCCACTCCGCGTCTCGGGGTGATGCGGTAGCACGTCTAGTGCCCGCCCAGTTGGATTTCCCTGACCTGTACCGGTGGAAGATCCTGCGGATGACCCCGGCAACGATCACGGAGACCGTGGACGAGTTCGAGACTCCCCGGGCCGGCGAGTCGTGATCGACCACACGACCGGAGCTGAACTCGCCCACCGGTTCCTCGCCAACCCGGAGAACACCCTGTTCTGCGCCAGGAAGGCCGGTAGTGACCCATGCTGGGCGCCGACCGTCTGGGCGGTCTACCTGTCGTGCCCGGAAGGGTGCCAGGGGGTCGCCGCGCTCTGCGGGGATGACGCCGTGAAGGCGGCCACCGTCGGGTCGCGCTGCGGGAAGCACCCGGAGGTCAGCTTCCGGGTGCTGGCGATGTACCGGATCGAGGTGGCGTCGTGACCGGCCGAGAGTGCGGCGCTTACCGCCCCGCCCTCGGAGACAATCCGTGCGAAGAGTCGACCAAGTTCGACGTCGTGTACCGGTCGACGGAGTCCGGTCTGGTCCTGCTGTCTGTGCCGGCGTGTTTCGTTCACGGTCTCGCCGAGGTCGACCGCGCCACGGCCGCCGGTGTGATGGCCGATGTGCGGATCGATGACCACGTAGAGGAGACGTCATGACCGTCCACATCTTGTTCATCGACCGGTCCACTTCCAGTTGCGGGTCCTGCCACCAGGAGACTCTCCCCGACGGGAAGACCCACGACGTGGTCTCCGGGTACGGGGGTGGGGCGGCGGGTTGCGGGGTGGAGTGGACGCACGTGTCCACCCACTACGCCGGTGACCCTGGATCTGAGGAGGGGTGCCGGGAGATGCGCCCGGACCTGGTGTGGATGGACCCGCGGGAAGCCGTCGCGGATGAGACCCGCCGGCACAACGCGAAGGTCCGTTCGTACGTGGACTGGGCCGCTACTGGGATTGAGGAGGTGCCGTGGTGACCGTTTTAGGCGCACTGTGGTTGGTGGCCTGTTTCACGTTGGCGTTCGTCGTGATCTACAAGGTCGGCGTGGCTCGGGGCCGGGAGTTGGAACGTGCCCGCCGGAACGCGGACGTGGACCGTCTCCTGGGCATCACACCTGCGGAGGACGCTGCGCCGACCGGTGGCCTGAACACGTGGGACTTCTGATGGGCTGCCGACACGCCCACACAAGCAGTAGTAGCGCAAGCGCCAGTCGAGAGGGTAGGGTACTGCCATGACCGAACGACCGACCGGGCGCATCCAGCTCACCGGCCTCACCGACGATGAGGAGCAGGTCATCCGGGACGCAGCGAGGTGGAGCCGGAAGACCATCAAGGACTACGTCATCGACCAGTCCAGGGCGACCATGCGCGAGGCCCAGGAATCCATCCTGAAGGCTGCGGGAGGCACCCATCGACCCGCATGCTGACCAGGTTCGGAGCTACCAAAACGACTACCGGGTGACCTGGATCTCGACGGGGGTCTAGGCCAGGTCACCCGGTGCGATACGTCCACTCCAGTGAGGGAGTAGCAACATGGCATCAAGCTTGGGGACCTGCGGTCAAGTCCCCGGCGCGACCGGCTCCGGGTCGAGCCCCTCGCCCAAATGGGCATGGTGACCCGCGCGTGGGCCGCGGAGTCATGGTCGATGGGCACCGACCGGCTGTCGAATGGGTCACGTCGATCCCCCGGGAGTGGGGCGTGACGCCGCCGGAGCGCCTCGTCTTGATGTGCTTGGCGTGTGACGCTTTCGACTGGGAGTCCGCCCCCGGGTATGACGCAGTCGCTGAATGGACGGGAATGCAGCGGTCGTCGTGCGCCGAGATTCTGACCCGGCTCTGCGAGGGCGCCTCAACGCGACCCGCGCTGCTTGAAAAGATTTCCACAATGGGCCGGCGGCGCACCATCTTTCGCCTTCTCGGCAAGGAAACGGGTTCCGCTCAACCGTCCGGCGGGGCCGGACGGTTCGGGGGTGGGCCGGACGCTGACGCGGACGAGGCCAACCGTCCGGCGTCACCGGACGGTTCGACCGACGAGATGGGCGAAGGGGACAGCGAACCGTCCGGCCGCACAGGACGGTTCAACCGTCTGGCCGAGCCGGACGGTTCGGGCCAACCGTCCGGCGTCACCGGACGGTTAGGACGCGGCGCGAACCGTCCGGCCGCACAGGACGGTTCAGCACTGCAGGAGCCGTCAACCGTCGGCGAACCGTCGGCGAACCGTCCGGCCGGGCCGGACACGCCCTTAACCCTTAACCCAACTACGTCTCTTGACTCACCTTCCGAGGGGGGTACGGGGGGAGACGCGTCGCAGCAAGCTGCTCCGCCAGCCAAGACCAACTCAGCCAGGGGGCACCGGATCCCGGCCGACTGGGTGCCCAGCGTGGCCAAGCGGACGACTCTCCGCGAGAAATACGACCGGCCCAATGACTGGTGGCTCGACGAGACGGAGGCTTTCAGGAACCATTTCCTGGCCAGCACCGGCAGGAATGCGTCGAAGACGAATTGGGACCTGGCGTTCCACAACTGGATCAAGGAGGCGATCCGCCGGGAAGGCGGCCCGAACGGCGGCCGTCGCTGGGCCCCCAACGGATCGCCGAGCGGGTCGAAGGCCGACGACGCGATCAAGGACATGGCTGCCCGCGCGGCGGCGATCAAGGCGGCGAAACAGACCGCGAACGGCAACACCCAACCCCAACTCGCCATCGAAGGATCATCGTGAACGAACTCGACGAAGCCGACGTCTTGCGCATCCTCGCCAGGGTCAAGAGCTTCCACGGCCCGCAGGACGTCGGGGACACCGTCGTCGCGTCCTGGCTGCTCGCCCTGCAGCGAGCCGGTGTCCACAACGTGGACGACGCCGACGCTGCGGTGGTCGACCACTACTCCGATACGTCGGCGAACCCCTGGATCACTCCTGGCGATGTGATCGCCCGGTACCGCACGATCCGCGCCGCGCGGCTCAAGAACATCGACTACGGCGACGTCACTCAGGACGTGGACGCGAACGACGCCGATGCTTACCTCGCGACGATCCGGCACCGGTACGCCGCCATCGCGGACGGCGCGACCCTCGCCCAAGCGAACGCCCTCCCCCTGCCGCCCGCCGCCGCGCACGCCGCGATCGGAACGGCCGCACGTCGGCAGATCGGGAGGGCGCAGTGACCGCCGTAGAGGATCTCGCCGTGCCCGACGCCGGCCTCGGGTCGCTGCCCGCGGACCCGGACACCGAGCGGGCCCTTCTCGGTGCGTGCCTGGAGAGCCCCGCCGCGGTCGCGGACGCGGTCGAGGCCGGTGTGACCGCGGCGGACTTCTACAGCCCGGGGCACGCCGCGGTGTGGGAATCCGTGTGCCGGGTCCCGGTCCCGGGGGTCGTGGAGGTCCGCGCGGACATGGACGCGCACGGGACGCTCCGGGCGCTGCCGAACCCCGCGTACCTGGTGACGTTGGGCCGGTATGCGGTGGCGGCGTCGGCCGGGTTCTACGCCCGCCGGGTGATGGGTTTCGCGGCCCGGCGCCGGGCGATCACCGCCGGGCAGCGGATCATGCAGGCGGGGTGGCGGCTCAGCGACCCGTCGGAGGTGCAGGCGGAGGCCGAGGATGCCGTCGCCCGGATCTCCGCCCCGGTGGACACCTCCACATGGTCACCGCTCGGCGAGATCGCCGGCGATGTGTGGGCCGAGTACCAGGCGACGAAGAACCGCGGGTACGTCGAGGGAATCCGTTGGGGGTACATCGACATCGACCGGGTCATGAACCCGCTGCAGCCCGGCGACCTGGCCGTGGTGGTGGCGTGGGCTGGGGGCGGGAAGTCGGTGGTCGCGTCGAACTTGGCGTTGGACGCGTCGATCGTTCAGGGCAAGCGGTCCCTGGTCCACGCCTTGGAGATGACGCGGCGGCAGTTGGGGCAGCGCTGGGCCGCGAAGACCGGCGGGCTGTGCCTCTCGAAAATCCTGGACGGGACTCTGTCGGAGGACGAGGAGTGTCGGTTCTGGGAGGCGCTCGCGGAGATGGAGGAGGCTCCGCTGATCGTGGACGAGGTCGGGTCGCTTTCGCTGTCGCGGTTGCGGGCGTCGATCCGCCGGCACAAGCCGGAGATCGTGATCGTCGACCAGATCCCGATCATGGAGGTGGATGATCCGGCGGGCCGGGCGTCTCGTGAGCAGGCCCTGACGAGACTGTCCTACGGGCTGAAGGAACTCGCGAAGGCCGAGGGCATCCCGATCGTCGCGTGTGCCCAGTTGAATTCCGCACCGCTGAACCGGGCCGAGAAGCTCCCCACCTTGGAGGACATCCGCGAGTCACGGGGCATCGGGCAGGCCGCGACCATCGCGGTGTTCCTGTGGGACCCGTGCAAGGTCCAACCGGAGAGCCCACGCGCCGGGGAGATCGATTGGATCATCCGGAAGCAACGGCAGGGCCGCAGCGACTTGATCATCCCGATGGCGCAGCAGTTCCACTACTCCCGCCTGTACGACCTCGGCCGCGACCCGGAAGAAGCGTGACATGACTACCTCAACCATCGACCTGGACCTGTCCGTCCTGAGGTGCGCCGGATGCCTCGACCCAGTCAGCGAGGATGACTCGGCGCTGGAGGCGTCGTACGCGGACATCAACTCCGGCCAGCCGTTCGAGTGGCGCGTGTGGCACAGCGACTGCTCCGGCGACGACGGGTACTGCATCGACCTGGCCCGTATCGAGACCCACGCCGAGGCCGCCTGGTGGACTGACCACCTGTCCGGCAAGGAGTGGTACCCGCGGTCGAACTGGCGGCAGTTGATGGCCGCCCTCAAGTTCGACGCCCGACCGCACGAGGACATGTGATGTCCGACCCGCGTGGGATCTTCCAGGACAGCGACGAATACTGGCGGGCCGTGGAGTTCGAGGGCTGGCCTGTGATGGACCTGGACCCGTGGCGTGTGTCAACCCAACCAACCGAACCGATCATGAACGGAAAGGTCGATCATGAATGAGTCTTCCCGCCAACCGGCGAGCGTGGTAGCGCCCGCCCCGTACGGGACGGTCCCCGTCGAGGGTGCCGCGATGCGGATGCTCGCCCACCACGCGGCCCGCGGGTACGCGTTCTGGTTGTCCGTCGCCGACCCGGGGACGTCGCTGCTGCATCTGGCGACCGCTGAGACGGGGGTGGCGGTGGAGTGGCAGTTGGCCCGCGCCTGGCTCGCGCTGTACGCCGGGTTCGACGCCGACACGGCAGCGGCGGACATCGCGTACGACTCGACCCGCCCGGAAGAGTTCGGGGACGACTTCCGGCTGTTCTGCATGCCGGCTGGCGTGGACCCGGACCGGATCGCCCCCGCGTTCCCCGGGTCGCAGGTGACGGCGTGACCGGCGACCCGCAGATCGACGTGGCGTCCTGGAACGCCGTGGCCCGCGAGTGCGCGGACCTGCGGGACCAGCTCGCCCAGACCGTGGAGGAGTTGACTGCTGCCCGGGAGGACGCCGCACACCAGTTCACGCAGAGGTGCGTTGAGACGGTCCGCGCTGAGGACGCCGCGGTGGTGGTCCGGACCGCCCGGAACTTGATCGACGGCGGCACCGGCCCGGGCCACACGAACCGGCGGTGGGAACTCTCGGACGCCATCGAAGCGTACGACTCCCGGTCGCTGCTGGTCGACGCCGACCTGGACGGTGCTGGGATGCGGCAGCTCGCCGCTGTCCTGCTCGCCCACGCGGCCCGACTGGACGCCGTGCCCGCACCCGCAGACCTGGACGTCGATGAGAGGCGCGCGGCGATCCTGGCGGCTGGCAGCGACGCGCTCACGGCCGCCCACCGCGAGCTGCGGGCCGCCGGGGTGGCACCGGTGGACCCCCCGGGCGGGCTGGGCGCCGAGACGGGCGCACAAGGCCAGCTAGAGGGTGATGCGCGGTGACCGGCCGTCAGTGGTTCGTCCGCAACCCGGACGCCCCGCCCCGCGAGGTCTGGTCGTACGCGAACCAGGGCACGGGCCTGACCCGCCACGGGAAGTGCAGCCTCGTGTGGTGGCAGTCCGGGAACTACACCAGTCACTGCGCCGGATGTTGCCGGACGTTCACGTCGCTCGCCGGGTTCGACGCCCACCAGGAGTTGGACACGACTGGCCGGGTGGTCTGCCACGACCCGGCCGGGATCGTCGACGACCAGGGCCGCCTCCGGTTCGGTTTCGAACGGGGCCACCACTACGGGGAAACGGCCCCCGGATACTGGACGGCGCTCCCGGCGTCCACCCGGACCCTCCCCGGACCGGGAATCCGCGTGTGGACGACGGATGAGGGGGTGTTTCCCGAGTGACTCTCCCCACCCCGAACGGCCGGAAGGTTCTCGCGGCCGTCGCAGCAGCTACCGCCCGGGACGGGTACCCGTCGATCGCTGCGGTCGCGGAACTGTCCGGCCTGTCCGCCAGGGTGATCCCCGCGCACCTGTTCCTGCTGCAGACGTCGGGGCACCTGGAGGCCGCCGAGGGTGGCCTGCGGGTCACGGAACCGCTGCGGGTGGTGAAGTGAAGTCGACTCCCCCACACGGCGTGTCGTACGCTGCGCTGCGCTAGTGTGAGCGTATGCCGACCAACCGACGGGCGGGGCGAGACCCGGACCCGTACACCGCATCCAACCTCCGGGCATCGGCCTGGGACGCCATTCGGGCAGCGAAGCGATCTGTCCGTGGAGAAGGCGACCCATCGCAGTCCGATGTCGTCAAGGCTGCCATCAAGGTCGCATCCATGCACATGGACGAGTGGACCGCCGCCATCCAGTCGGCGGATGACGCCGAATGACCACTCTTTCGACTACCTGCGTCGCGCCATCTTGCGAGCGAACTCCTTCCGCCAGGGGGTGGTGCAATCTTCATTATCAGCGGTTCATCCGGTGGGGGGATATCGAGGGCCACGCTCCTACCCGCGAAGAGCGGTTCTGGTCGCGTGTCGATAGGACGGATGGCTGCTGGAACTGGACTGCAACCATCCAAAATGCCGGCTATGGGTGGACGGGACGGGACCTAGCGCATCGAGTCTCGTACCGAATGGTTCGCGGTGAGATCCCGGCGGGTATGACCATAGATCATCTCTGCCGGAACCGCAGATGCGCCAACCCTGAACACCTCGAATTGGTCACTCTTGCAGAGAATATTCGTCGTGGCGACTCTCCCTCGGCCCGGACCGCAAGGACAGGAATCTGTGCGCGCGGCCACGAGATGACTCCGGGCAACGTGTACATCGCCCCCGGGGACGGGTCGCGGCGGTGCCGGGCTTGCGTGTCGCTTCGCGAGGGCACCAGAAAGGGTCAGACGACATGAACGGTTATCAGAGCTACCTCGCCCGGAAAGTGCAGGCAACCGACGGCGACGGATTCACCCCCACCTGGATGCCCGACGTCCTGTTCGACTTCCAGGCCGCCCTCACCGAATGGGCGCTCCACCGGGGCAGGGCCGCGATCCTCGCCGACTGCGGCACGGGCAAAGCCATCATGGGCCTCGTGTGGGCCGAGAACGTCCGGCGTCACACCGGGAGACCCGTCCTCATCACCACCCCCCTCGCCGTTTCGTTCCAACTTGAAGCGGAAGCCGCGAAGTTCGGGATCGAAGCGGCCGTATCCCGTACCGGGAAGCCATCCGCGGGGATCACCATCACCAACTACGAGCAGCTGGAGAAATTCACCCCAGACCATTTCGGTGGCGTCGTCTGCGACGAATCATCCGCGATCAAAGCGTTCGACGGGAAACGCCGCGCGATCGTCACCGAATTCCTGCGGACCCTCCCGTACCGGCTCCTGTGCACCGCCACCGCCGCCCCCAACGACTACATCGAACTCGGCACATCCTCCGAGGCCCTCGGCCACCTCGGGCACGTCGACATGCTGAACAGGTTCTTCACGAACAAGCAGAAGACGTCCGCGACGAACCGGATGGCCGGTCAGGCCGCCGAATGGCGGTTCAAGGGCCACGCCGAGAACGAATTCTGGCGGTGGGTCGCCTCCTGGGCCCGCGCCCTGCGCCGACCCTCCGACCTCGGGTTCGACGACGCCGCGTTCATCCTGCCCACCCTGGAGTACCGGACCCACGTCGTGGAGGCCCTCACGACCGCTGAAGGCACCCTGTTCGACATGCCGGCCCGCGGCCTGCGGGAGGAACGGGAGGAGACCCGCCGCACCATCACCGAACGGTGCGAGTCGACCGCGGCCCTCCTCGAAGGCGTCGACCATGCGGTGGCGTGGTGCCAGTTGAACGACGAATCGACGCTGCTCACCGGACTGATCGACGGCGCCGTCGAGGTCAGCGGGTCCGACTCCCCCGACGCGAAGGAAGAGAAACTCGTCGCGTTCGGCCGGGGCGACATCCGGGTCCTCGTCACCAAGCCCGTCATCGGGGCGTGGGGCTTGAACTGGCAGCACTGCAACCGGATGACGTACTTCCCGAACCACTCCTACGAACAGCTGTACCAGGCGGTGCGCCGGTCCTGGCGGTACGGGCAGCAGCGTCCCGTCACCGTCGACATCGTCACCACTGAGGGCGGCGCGAACGTGATGGCGAACCTCCAGCGGAAAGCCGCGCAAGCCGAAGCCATGTTTGATTCCCTCATCAACCACATGCGTGACGCCGCCACGATCCGTCCCGGCGTCACCTACGACCAGGAAGTGGTGCTCCCGTCATGGCTCTGATCACCGACAGCACCATCACCGACAGGTACGCCCTGTATCTCGGCGATTCCATGGACGTGATGGGCGAGATCCCCGACAGCACGGTCCACGCGGTCGTGTACTCCCCTCCGTTCGCGTACGGGGAGGAAGGCGTCGGCGGTGCCGGACTGTATAAGTACAGTTCGAACCCGCGCGACCTGTCGAACGCTGGCGGCCTCGCCGGGTTCCTGGAGGCGTACGGTTTCTTCGTCCGCGAACTGCACCGCATCACGATGCCGGGCCGCCTCCACGCCGTCCACTGCATGGACACCCCGATGGGGAACTCCGGCGGTGACACCCTCCATGACTTCCCCGGCGACATCATCCGCCTCCACCAGGCGACCGGGTTCGACTACATCGCCCGGCACGTCATCTGGAAGGAGCCCCTCGCGGTCCGGAACCGGACGATGGTGAAGGACCTCACCCACAAGACGATCGTCGATGACGCGTCCCGGGCCGGTGTCGCATCCGCCGACCACCTCCTGATCTTCCGGAAGCGGGGCGAGAACCCGGTCCCCGTCACCCACCCGAACGGGTTCACCACCTACCACGGTGCATCCTCGCCACCGGCCGACGTCCTGCGGTACCGGAACTGGGCGGGCGAGCAGATCGCGAACCGGTACTCGCAGTGGGTGTGGCGCCAGTACGCGTCCAGCGTGTGGGACGACATCCGGGGGAACCTCGGCCAGTACGACCAGCGGGGCGTCACCGGCGTCCTGCCGTACCGGGAGGCCCGCGACGAGGAAGACGAACGGCACGTGCACCCCCTCCAGTTGGATGTCTCCCGCCGGTTCGTGGACATGCGGACCAACCCGGGCGAGACCGTGTACACGCCGTTCGCCGGGGTTGGTTCCGAGGTATACGCGGCCGTCGAGCTGGGCCGCCGCGGGATCGGGTCGGAGCTGAAACCGTCCTACTACCGGCAGGCCGTCAAGAACCTAGCGGCCGTCGACACCGACAACGCGGAGGACCCGACCCTGTTCGAGGTCGACTTCCAGAACGACACCGAGGACGTGACCCTGTGAAGCTGAAGATCGAGAGAGACGCTCTCGTGGAGGCCGTGACGTGGGCGGCCCGCGCGCTGCCCGCGAAACCGGCGATCCCCGTCCTGTCCGGCATCATGATCGACGCGACGGCTGGGGCGATGGCCGACGGTGAGGTCCGGATGTCCGCGTTCGACTACGAAACCTCCGCCCGGATCACCACTGGCGCGGACGTCACCGAACCCGGCCAGGCGCTCGTGTCGGGCCGGCTCCTCGCCGACATCTGCAAGTCCCTCCCGGCCAAGCCCGTCGACCTGGTCCTGGACGGCACGCAGGTGAAAGTGACGTGCGGGTCCGCGAAGTTCAAGCTCCTCACCATGCCGACCGGCGAGTACCCGTCGATGCCGACCGCCCCCGACCAGTCCGGCACCGTCCCGAGTGACGTGTTCGCGCACGCCGTCGCGCAGGTCGCGGTCGCCGCGTCCCGGGACATCTCGAACCCGGTCCTGACCGCGCTCCGTATCATCGCTGAGGGGGACCGGCTCACGTTCATGGCGACCGACCGGTACCGTCTCGCGGTCCGCACCTTCGACTGGACCCCGGACGACCCGAACGTGGAGGCCGCCTTGAACGTCCGGGCGTTCGTCCTGTCGGAGGCCGCGAAAACCCTCCCGGCCGCCGGCATGGTGTCCCTCGGCTTCAGCGACGGCATGATCGGCCTGGACGCCGGGTCCCGGACCGTCACGTCCCTACTCACGGACGGCCAGTACCCGGACGCCCTACGCCTGTTCCCCACCGCGTTCAACCACACCGCTGTCGTGGACGTCGCGTCCCTCGTCGAGTCCGTGAAACGGGTCGCCCTGGTCGCGGAGAAGAACACCCCGGTCCGGCTCGCGTTCACCGACGGCGCCGTCGACCTGACCGCCGGTCGGGGCGAGGACGCGTCGGGCGAGGACGGGATGGACGCCTACCTGGACGGCGGCCCGATCGATGCGGCGTTCAACCCCCAGTTCCTCGTCGACGGATTGAACGCGTTGAACTGCCCGTACGCCCGGTTCTCGTTCACGGAAGCCGGGAAACCGGTCGTGTTGACGGGCCAGGTGATGGCGGACGGGCCCGATGAGTCCAGCTACCGGTACCTGATCATGCCGGTCCGGTCGGGCGCCCCGGCGTGACCGCTGGCCGCGATGCCGTGCAGGGGGTTGAGGAATCGATCCCCTGCACGGCATGCCCACACGATGTGGACGCCCATGACGAACGGGGGCGTTGCCTGAACGGTGATGGCGGGATCCACGACATTCTCGGCTGGACCCCTCCGCCGGGCATGGAGCCGTGCGGCTGCGGGTGGAACCGGTGACCTTCGGTGAGCGCCGCAAGCCCCTGCCCCGTGGCGGACCCATCGCCAGGAAAACGGAACTGCGGAACACCACCCCGCTGGCGCCCGGCGGGGCGCTGGCCCGCACGCCGCTCACCCCAGGCAGCCAGCCGACCCGGAAGCCCCTGAAGGCCGCGTGGACACCACCCGGTGACGCGGAGAAGAACGCCAAGAACGTCGTGGAGGCCCGCTCGCGTGGCGCATGCGAAGTGTGCCTCCAGCCGGGCGACGACTGGTCCCACCGGATCGGCGCCGGCGTAGGCGGCCCCTGGACACCCGAGAACGGCGTGTACATGTGCCGCGCCGGGCATGCTGCCCTCCACCGGGAACGGAACCGCGCGAACGACGGCGGCTGGCACCTCTGGTCGTGGCAGGACCCGCCCGGCCAGTGGCCCGTGTGGCTCGCCACCGGGTGGGTCCACTTGCTCCCCGACGGCACGACCAGACCGGCGCCCCACCGGCCCCGCCCCCTGTGGCTTCCCTGCGGAGGACGACCATGAACGGACAGGTACCAGACAACCCGGTCTCCATCGAAGAGGAACTCCGGAAACTCGTCACGTGGATCACCCAAGCGGTGTCCGCGAACGACGCTGCGTACCGAGCGAAGCTGCAGGCCGAACACGACTACCGGGTGGCGTACGCCCGGGCCTACGTCCGGGCCACGGGCCCGCAGACGGAGAAGCGGTACATCGCGGACCTGGAAACCGTCGCCGAAGCGCAGGCCCGGGACGTCACCGACGCCGCCCACCGGTACGCCCTCGACAAGCACCGTGCGCTACGGGACCGGCTCGAAGCGGTTAGATCAATTGGCGCCTCGGTACGCGAGGCTTACCGGTCGAGCGGCGTCCTGTGACGATTTGCCTCGACACGCCTTGACCTGCCGAGATAAGCCGCAGGTGACGCTACAATTGGGTTGTGCCCACGCCGATCCGTGGTGTCCGCGTCGACCTCGACGAATGGGACCGCGCCCTCACCGCCCTACGCAACCTCACCTGCTCGCACCGGGTCGTCATCACCCTCAAGCCGGGGATGTCCCGTACCGATGCCGTGAACGAGTTCATCGCCCACGTCGCCCGCCTCCAGGAGGACCCCCAGTGACCGACCTGATCGTTGATCTCTTCGCGGGGGCGGGCGGCTGGGATGAGGGGATGTTGGCCCTCGACCTGGACGCGAACGTCGTGGGGATCGAGTGGGACGAGTGGGCATGCCGGACCGGGAAAGCTGCTGGCCACGCCAGGGTCCGCGCTGATGTTTCTGTGCTGCACCCGGCGTTCTTCCCGATGACCGGCTTGATCGCCAGCCCGCCGTGTACCAAGTTCTCCGCCGCCGGTTCAGGGGTCGGCCGAAAGGTGATCTCCGTTCTGGTCCGTGCCGTCCGGTCCCTCCTGAACGGCGAGGATGTCCGCGCCGAGGTCATCGACGCGATCTACCCGATGTGTCTGCGGGACCGGCAGGCCGCGAACAACAAGCGCGCCGAAGAGAAACGGTCCACGCCTGAGCAGGTGGAACGGTCCGCCCGGGAGGACGCCGCCTGCACAGCTCTGGTGCTGGAGCCAGCCCGGTGGATCAACAGCGGTAACCCGGAGTGGGTCGCGTTCGAGCAGGTCCCCGACGTCCTGCCGATCTGGCGGGAGTACGTCCGGGTCCTGAAGGAGATGGGCTGGTCGGCGTGATGCGGCGTGCTCAACGCCGCCGACTTCGGTGTCCCGCAAACCCGGGAAAGGGCCATCCTCATCGCGTCCCGGGTCAGGGCCGTTGCTCCACCGGAGCCGACGCACGCCGAGCACGCCCAAGGCGAGGACTTGTTCGGTGGCACCGGTCGGGCGCGGTGGGTGTCGATGGCTCAGGCGTTGGGCTGGGGGTTGCAAGCCGAACCGCCTCCGGTCGTCATGACTGCCCGGGGCCGGCAGGCCGGGCCTGAGGACGTGCTGCGCGGTTCGTCGTGGCGGGCGCAGTGGTGGCAGGACGTCGCGGATGACCCAAGTCGGTTCTCCCCGAAGCCGACCGGGATCGTGGTCAACACCCGGGGCGACCGGAAGACGCCAGGTGGGAACGAGTTCTCCGCAGACCGGCCATCCTGGGCGCTGACGGAGAAGACACGATCCTGGATCGTGTCTTCTCCGTCAGGCTGGGCCATGGGGGACGTGCGGTCAGCCAACGGGACGGTCCGCCCCGCTGGCTCGCCTTCCGCGACGATTCCCGGGGCGATGGACAACGGGAACTGGCGGTGGGTGTACCGGGGGTCGAACCAGGCGAACGCGGCGCGTCGGCCCCTCAACGAACCGGCCCCGAACGTGAACTTCGGGGCCCGGTCGAACAAGGTCGAGTGGATGCCTGAGCCGATCGCGGAGGACCCGAAGGCCAGTGGGGTCCGGGTGACTGTCCAGGAGGCGGCTGTCCTGCAGTCGTTCCCGTGGGACTACCCGTGGCAGGGGTCGAAGTCGCGGCAGTTCTTGCAGGTCGGCAATGCCGTCTGCCCGCTGCTGGCGGCGCATGTGGTGGCGGCTGCGTCGGGGGCAAGGTTCCGTGAGGAGGTCGCGGCGTGACGGACCTCGGTCAGATCACGACGAAGCAGCTCGCGCGGATGCCGGGCCATGTGCGGCGCCGGGTCCTCGAAGCGGTCCGGCAGGAGGAGTTGGTGGCGGAGCGTGCGGCGCGGGAGGAGCGGTACCTGAGGGCTGTGCGTGCTGCGGCGCGGGCTGAGTCGGGTAGGGAGGCGATGCGCCTGGCTTTGAACCTTTACGAGGCCCACAAGCGGGGTCGGGGGCGGGCGTTGACGGTAGTGGAGATGGATCTGGTGCGGGAGGCGTGGCGGGTGCGGCGGTTGGCGTTGAAGGCTGCGGGGGTCACCCAAAAGAATGACCCAAAATGATTGCGCTGGCTGTCCACGCCCCGTAGAGTCGAACACGACGCCGCCGCCCAACCCGGTTGACCGCATCAGACAGAGCCCCGGGCCGGCGGCGGCACCCAATCCTCCCACCCAGGAGCAACCCTTGCTCATCCTCGCCACGGCCCTCGACGACATCGCGTCGATGCTGAACGCGACCGGCCACCCCGTGCACTCCGCGACCGTCATGTACTTCCCGCTCCCTGGTGACGCGGACATCCACCTGGTCCTCCGTGCCCCCATCAGCGCACAGGCCGCCGACGCCCTCCTGGCGGACCTCGGCGGGATAGCCGTCCACCACTCGGCCCCCTACGGCACCGTGGGCGCCCCCCGGGTGAACGTGACCGCGTACTTCCGCCGGTGGTCGCTCGGTGTCCAGATCGTCGCGGACGCCGACCGGTGACCCGCCACCTGGCGACCCTCACCATCCCCGGGGCGGTGATACCGAAGGGCCGGCCCCGGTTCGGGAACGGCAGGGTCTACACGCCCGCCGAAACCAAGGACTACGAGCTGAAGATCGGGTGGGTCGCGAAGGCGTTCATGAAGTCCCGGCGGCCCGTCACCGGCTGGTTGAAGGTGGCGATCGACTTGTACGGGGACGTCGCGCACATCGATTCGGACAATGCAGCCAAGTCGATTTTGGACGGAATGAACAAAATCGTCTACAAGGACGACCGGCAGGTCGACATCCTCACCGTGACCCGCCACCGCGACACCCCAGACCCGAGGGCCGTCGTCATCATCACCGAACTCTGACCACTAACCAAGGAGAACAGCATGCCCCTCAGCGACCCCCGCGACGACGCCGAGACCACCATGTACACCGCCCTGGCCATCGGCCTCGGAGGAGGTAACGCGTCCGACGCGATCCTCGCCCAGGAGTCCCGCGGCCAGCAGCAGATCCTCACCTCCGCCGTCCTGCCCACCGACATGGGCGACCGGGCCGAGTACGAGGCACTCGGGTTCACGTTCGGTGACCCCGTCCCCGGTGACCCGATGTTCACGAACGCGACCCTCCCGCGGGGCTGGTCCAGGGAGGGCAGCGACCACGCGATGTGGTCGTACCTGGTCGACGCCGACGGCAACCGGCGGGCCTCGATCTTCTACAAGGCCGCGTTCTACGACCGCAGCGCCCACATGTCCCTGAACACCGTGTACTCGCTGATGTACGACTGCGTGTACAACAACCAGCCCCCGACCCTCAACGCGTGGGTGACCCGCGAGGCGGCCGTGGAGGCGCTGACCGCACTCGTGGAACGGTTCGAGAAGGACGCCGCTGAGGCCGCCACGATCGGTGGGAGCTACGCCGAGACGTACGGCCCGAAGTCTCTCGCTCAGGCGGAGGCCGCCCGGTCCATCCGTGACCAGATCGCCTCCGGGTCCTGATGTCCGCGGCGGAGTACGCGGCGGCTGCCCTGGCCACGGTCGGTAGTGGCGTCCTGGGACACCTGTTCGGGATGGCGAAGTGCACCGCCGCGTACAACCGTGGCCTGGCCCGCGGCACGCAGATCACCATCGAGACGTACACGGCCCTGACCGGGATCGACCTGAGCGATGAAGGCGGCGGGAACTGATGTCCACCATCGGGGAGATCACCTACCGGTCCAGGCACCGCCTGGCCGCCTGGTGGGACAAGAAGTGGACGAAGGCCCGGTGGTCGATCGCCGGCAAGGCGAACCGGCTGCCCTGGTTCTGTTGGGCCGACCTCGTCGACTGGTCGTTGCACAACCGTACCCGCGCCAAGGACCGGTTCCCGCTGCCGTCCCGGGTAACGTCCTGCCGGGAGGATGCCGCGCGCAGCGGTTCCTGTTGGTGCGCCAAATTCCAGACCTGCGCGTTCCAGGTCAAGTACCCGCAGGTAACCCCCGGGATCGTGGTCCCGGCTTCCACGGAAGGTGAAGGGTCATGACGGCCACCGCCCGGGTCTGTGGATGCGACACGTTCGAAGACCACGTCGAACCACACACCGACCCTGTCCTCGGTATCGAGCACGGGGAACGGTCCACCCTGAACGAGGACCCGGAACCGATCGAAGTCCCCGGATCCGCTGGCCCCCACTCGTGGTCCTCGCCTGAGGCGTACTGCCTGTGCGGGCACCCGATCTACGCGACGTGCGCCGCGTTGCCCGAGGGCGGCGTGATGGGCCTGACGATCTCACGCGGACCGGGATGGACCGAAGGTGGTGGCGGTGGCGACGGACCCTGACCCCGAAACCGTCCAGCGGATCATCTCCCGGTACCGGGAGATCAGGGACCACGAGAAGGGCGGGATCCGCCGCCTCGCCTCCGAGTTCGGGGTTTCCCGGGAGGTCGCCCGCCGTCTCCTGTCCGCTCACGGCGTCCTCGCTGCCCGTGGTCGGCCCCCGGCCAAGTGGAACCGGACGGGAGCTTCAGGAACCGGCTGAACTGGCCGTTCTGGTAAGACCCCCCGTACGTCCGGTGCCCGGCCCACCCCCTCTGCGGGCCGGGCACCGGCCTCTCCGAAAGGCACAGCACGTCATGATCCGGACCCGGCTCACCTACACCGCGCTCACCCTCGCCGTCCTCGGGGCGCTTGTCGGTGCCGCAGCATGCGGTCGTGCCGATGACGCTGTACAGACCAAGACGGAAAACAGGAACCCGCGCATCGGGGCCGTCGAGGTGTGGCCAGACGACCTCTCGACGTCGAAGAGGTGTGACGGAACGACCCTCGTCTACACCAGAGACGCTGGATCCTCCGGTTCCATCGCTGTCGTCCCGTCCAGCCCGGAGTGCACCCCTTGATCACCTACGTTGGCCCTGGCGGAACCGGAGGATTCCGTGGATGGCTCGCCCGCGTCGGACATCACCAGTGGCGCCTCTACGTCCCCCTCGTCTGCTTGAACGCCTGCCCTGTCCCGGCCACCGGCCCCCTGTCGTGGCTCCCGGTGGTCCCCCTCGGGGGGCTGCTGCTGTGGGTTGCCGCGACATCCGCCCACGAGCTTGCCCTGTGCGAGACCTGCATCAGCGACTTCCCCTTGGACGCCCAGGCCCAGGCCGAACGGAAGATCCTTCTCCTGCGGCTGTCCCACTGGTCCCGGACGGGGAGGGGAACGATGGTGTGGGTGGCGGTCCTGGCCGCTGCTGTCCTCATCCCGTCGGTGGTGTGGCATGGGTGGCGCTGGTGGCCGACGCTGATGTTGGCGTCGATCCCGTGGATGGTCAACGAGAACGCTGCCCTGACCCACAAGCGGCTCCGGCCGGTGTGCCCGATCTGTCGTGGCAGGGACGGCGGGGGTGGCAGGGACGTGCCGGTGGTTGACCCGGACCCGGTGGATTCCACGCCCCGCACCCCGGCGCCAGCCGCGTGAGCGTCCGCTGGTGGCTCTGCTACGCCCTGGGGGTCGCGTATCTCCTGGCCGTCGCCGCTGTGGCGTCCACGGACCCGGAGACGCCCAACTACCGGGATCCGCTGCCTGAACGGTGCGCCCGGATGGGTGGTCGCCTGGTTCCCGACCGTGAACTGTGCCAACTACCCGAAGGGATACGTGTTCCATGACCACCACAGAGACCACACTCCGGCCCGGCCTGTACGGCGGCCGGCTCGACCTCACCGGGAAGTCCTACGGCCTAGGCATTCCCACCGCGACCGCGCGGGATCTGATCACCGAAGCTGCCGCCGCGTATCGGGACGCTGGGCTCCCCGCCGACGGCACGCCGACGATCACCATCGTGTTCGTCACCGCACCGGCTGACCCTCCGTTCCCGGCAATGGCCGAGTGGGTCGCCTACTGGGGATACACGATGGGAAGCACGCCATGACCATTATCGGTTTCACCGGCGCCCGGGAAGTCACCCCCATGCAGCGCCTGTACATCCGGGCTGTCCTGCGGCACCTCCCTGCCGACACGTACGTCACGGGCGCGTGCACAGGCGTCGATGAGGTGATCGCCCGAGCCGTGGCCGAGTACTACCCTGACGCCCGGAACCTGATCGTCGTACCGTCGGGCCGGTCCTACGTCAGCCACGCGTTCCTCGTGGACATGGCCCGCGCCGGTGCGACCATCAATCTGATGGCGCCGGGCACGACCTACAAGGACCGTAACCAGGTCATCGTCGACCAGTCGCAGCGGCTGGTCGGGTTCCCTGCGTTCGCTGAAGGCCACGACAAGGGCCAAACCTCCGGGACGTGGCCGACCATCCGGATGGCCCGCAGAGCGTTCGTAGCCGGCCTGCACATCGAGGAACCTGACGTCCGGATCCTCACCGAACTGGTGCCCGCCACCGGTGTGCGGAGGGAAGACGCATGACCCAGATGCGTGCCCCGTGGACACAAGACCAGGTCGCCGCGCTCAACGCCTGGCAGCAGGGACCTGTCCACCCGTTCGCGTGCGGGAACTGCCGCGCTGATTTGGTCGCCACCACCGACGGGTGGACCTGCCCCCAAGAGGGCTGCGGGTACACCCAGGCGTGGGCCCACGACTTCATGGCCGACCCGGAAACCCTCACCGGGATCTACTCGTGGAACCCAGGCTGGACCCGGACAGCCAACCCGAAGCCGCCGGCAGGACCAGGCATGGTGCACACCTGCGTTACCCCGCCGTCCATGTCGTGCAACGCGTGCATGGAGACCTACACCTCCGACGACGACGACATCACGGAGCCACCCGAATGAGCACCTGCCCGTTCTGCGAGATCGTCGCCCGCCGCGCCCCCGCCACGATCGTCCAGTGGTGGGAGGGAGCCATGGCGATCATCCCACTGAACCCCGTCGTCCCCGGCCACCTGATCGTGATCCCGAACCGGCACGTCCCTGACGCCCTCACCGACCCCGCACTGACCGGACACGTCATGGAGTGCGCCGCCAAGGTCGCCACCGCACCGTGCAACCTCATCACCTCCGTCGGCCAAGAGGCCACACAGTCCGTGTTCCACTTACATATCCACGTCGTGCCGCGCGCCGCCGATGATGGGCTCGCTCTCCCCTGGTACTCCGGACGCCGGAGCCGGAAAGGACAAGCCCAGTGAGTGACGACCGGACGACTGTGGATGCCCGGGTCGAGTGGGGCAACCGGTGGCCTGACGGGGAGGTCGAGGTCGAGTACGGCGTCAGCTGCCCCGGCTGCGGGTGGCCCGGCTACATGGGGCCCGACGACTCCGCCCGTGAGCGCCGTGAGTGGCAGCGGGAGGCCGACCGGGCAGTCATCGAACGGCGCGACGGGCCCGGCCCGTGCGGCTGCCACTGCCACAAGCGCCTCGACGAGTGGGACCAGTGCCCGATCTGCACCAGCGGCTACTCGAACCTGTGCGAACCGCCGTGACGTATCAGATGATCGTGACCCGGTCGACGGAGCCGTCAGGTTCCTGGAGTAGGAGTTTCCCCCCGGAGCGCTGGTTGGTGGTGACGAGGTGGTAAAGGTGGACGGCCCTGTTGACGATGGTCGTCTTGTTCAACCCTTCTACCTCGACCAGTTCGGCGAGCTGGGACCTGGTCTGGGTGGAAAGTTCCACCACAAGACGCGGGTTGGCAGGTTCAGTCATACTCGGATGTTACTGGGATGACACTCCACTGTCATCGGCCGGGCACGGGGCTACCATGGCCACGACCCACCAGGGCAGCCCCCGCGGGGTCTGTGGTGAGGCGGCCCTCCTGTTGCGACCGGGAGGGCCGCAGCCACGTGTGGCGTCCTTCACGCGGCGTCGACGCGGTTCTTGGCCCGCCGCCCGGTCGGTTTCGGGGCGAGCGCCCACCGGTGGAACAGGACCCCGAACGCGAACGCGGTGATGACCGCGAGAGTCCACCCGGCGATGGACAGGACGTCGAGCCAGCGCAGCACGGGGGCACTCCAACGGGGGCGTTGCGGGAGGGGTGGGGCCGGCCCCCGCCAGCAGTCCAAGGGTACCCATTCAAGGTCACGGAATGGGCGCGAACGGGTCGGCCGGGCTGGTCCTGACCTCGGGAGTTCAGCCGATACGTGCGTGCTACACGTGTTACGTAGGCGACACACGTAGTACGCTATCTGCATGACCGAAACTCCGCTCCCCAAGAAACGAGTGGCCCTGTCCCTCACCGGCGAGGAGCAACGCCGGCTCCGCATCCGAGCCTCCGTCGACGGAAAAACGATGTCCGCGTGGGTCATGGACCAGGTCTCGGCGGCCGAGAACAACACGGCCGCGCACCCCGCCCGCGAAGAAAACGGGGCACGCAAGTAGACCCCACACCCCGTAGGGCAACAACACCCCAACCACGAGAGGGGCAACGTGGCGACACGCGCCTCCGACATCGAGAAACTCCTCCGCCACGCCGAAACCCAAGGCTGGCGGATAGAGGCCAGGAAGAAATGCTTCATCGCGTTCCCACCACTCGATGCACCCGACCCGAAACCCGTGTCCATACCAAAATCACCGAACGGAATCAGGATGATCCAGAACGTGACCTCTGCGTTACGGCGCGGAGGATTCAACCCCGACACCGACCGCCACGAAGCCGTAACTACCGCCATCGAGTCCGGCCACCGCGACATCGTCCCCTCCAGCCGAACCAACCCCCCGCCCACCCGTGAGCAGGTCGAAGTGAGACTGAACGGTGCACCCCTCGTAGCGAACGGCCGGCCCGTCAACGGCGCCCACAAGGCACCCGTGACCGTCATCACCAGGGAACCCGTCCCCGGCAGGCCCGGTATCGAACAGGTCCTCCTGTCCGACGGCGCGGAAGTGTTCGGGTGCGCGATCTGCCCAGACCTGCGGGCCCGCACCGCCAGCGAAGCAGCCAACCACCACCACCACAACCACACCATGAACCGCGGGAGGGACGGCGAACCGGCACCCGCCGGGACCCTGATCGCCGCCATCCTCCGCGACGAAATCGTCACCGGTAGCGGCGGTTGGACGTACGGGCAGAACATGCCCACGGGCCGGGACCTCGCCGCCCGGTTCGGGGTGTCCGGGTTCACCATCTCTCAAGCGTTCAAACCGTTGATCGCCGAAGGGCTGGTCTCCACCCAGGCTGGCCATCGTGCGGTCGTCACCTACAAGCCCGCCCCCGCCCTCGCCGTGACCCCGGAGCCCACCATGCCGACGCCACCCACACCTGCCCTGCTCGCCGGGTCCGTCCGCCCGGTCACGGCACCCGCCAAGCCCACCCCACCAGCCCGACCCGCAGCGACCGCACCGGACCCGCAGGCCGAGATCCTGAAGGTGATCGGGCAGTTGCGGGACATCGCCGGGCAACTCGACGACGGCGGCGCCTCCGCAGCCCAGGCCGCGGAACTACGCCGGCAGGTCGCGCAGTCGAACGCGGAACGTGACTCGGCCCTCGCGAAAGCCAACGCCGCCACCACCCGCGCCGACAAGGCCGAGAAGGAGCTGGAGGCGTTGAAGGGCGCGTTGAAGGTCATCCAGTCGCTGTAGGGAAGGTGCGACGGCTTCCGCGTTTCTGGACATTCTCCGCGCTGATGATCGAACGGGTAGTGTTGCCCGCGTAAAGAGTTAGCCCCGGCACGGCGGTAACCGTCCGGGGCTGATCGACCAAGCTGAGCGTCCTGGAGAACCTGTGGCCGATGAGCCGATCCTACCTGCCCCCGTGTTCGCTGCGCAGCGCCCGTCCACCATGCGGGTCGTGGCGTAGTGGCATGGACGAAGACCTCCGATGACTTCCCCGACGACTGCTGGACTCTCTCGGACGCCGCGTACCGGCTCCACCACGAGGGCCTGACCTGGTCGAACCGGAAGCTCCTCGACTGCCTGATCCCCAAGGACGACCTCCGCAGGTTCGCCAAGTGCCCCGATGCTGTTGGTGAGCTGCTGGCCTGCGGGTACTGGTCGGAGGAGGGCGACGCATACGCGATCCGCCACCACGCCGCCTACCAGCGCTCACGCGAGCAGGTTGTCGCGCTGCAGGAGCGCAACCAGCGGAACGGCAAGGCGGGCGGTCGTCCGAAGAAGCCGGGCCGCGAGATCTGGACTCCCGAAACCCAACTGGGTTCCCAGATGGAAACCCAGGGGGTCAGGACAGGTCAAGGACAGGCTCTGGAAGAAGAGGTCCATGGGTTGAACGAGAACTTGGCGTGTTCGTGGTGTCGCGGCGAGGGTTGTCCGCAGTGCCGTCCTGACATGTTCGGCGGGTAGCCCGGACGCGAGTGTGGCCCCCCGCTGGCAGGTGGGGGGCCACACGTATTCCTCCGGACTGACGGTCGGGAGGGTCAGAGCAGGACGTTCCGGAAGACGCCGAGCGCGTCGCTGGTCTGCCGGTCGGTCGGGAGGTCGCCTTGCTGTGTGGGCCGGAACGTGACCCGGGAGGTCCAGGTGGCGGGGTCGTGGTCGACTTCGTCGATGGTCTGGTATTCGCCGAGCAGGTTGGGCCCGACGATGGCCCCGATGTTGCCGGTCTGGTCGCCGGGGTAGGTGGCGTGGCGGCGGTTGTCGAACAGCATGCGTGGTCCTCCTTTGGTGGGTCAGGCGTGTCCGGCGGCTATGTGGGTGTCGAGGCGCATACGGAGCACGGAGTTCTCGGCCCTCAGCTCCGCGACCTCGGATCGCAGGCCGATGACTTCGCTCTGGAGTCTGACGATCTGGATGGCCAGAGGGGTTTCCCGTTTCCGGGTCGAGTCCCGGAGATCCCTGAACGCCTCGACGTCCCTCCGGCGGTACTTGCGGCGGCCCTTGCGGTGGTCACCGCCTCCGGTCCGTTCGGCGGGTTCGATCGGAAGCCTGGGGACGGTGGTCCGGTCGACCCCGAGTAGCTCGGCGACTTGCTGCACTCCGAGCAGTTCGTTGGGGTCGTTCGGCACGTTCCTCCTCCTTGGCGTGTAGGTACCCCCGAGGTCTCGGTACCCGCCGGGCAAGAGTAGGTGCAGGCCAGGCATGCTCCCCATCATACAGATTGCGGCATAGTTGCGTTAGACCGCGTCTAGAAGCTACGGTGGAGGGGAGCCACCAACTTCCCCCACCGAACGGAACCCCCTCATGTCCCTCGCCGAATGGGCCGTCCTGCAGGCCCTGTCCGCCGGTGACGACCGGACCGCCACATCGGCCAGCCCCGTCCGCTGCGAGGGCTGCGACGGCCGCCGGACCGACGTCCTCACGAACCGGCCGCGCCGTGTCTTCGGCATCCGCATCGGGTGGATCAACGAGGCGTGGTGTACGGCCTGCTACCGCCGGGACGTCGAACGGTCCATCCCCCGCCGCACCGAGGTGTGGTGGCTCCCGGGGGGCCACCCGACGACGTGGGGTCCCCTCCTGGAGTCCCTCCCCGAGGACGGCGTCTCCTGTGCCTGCTGCGCGGGGGTCCGCGGACCCATCGAGTACGCGGTGTGGGAGCCCACCGACGCGCCGGGCGCGGCCGTGGAGTCCGCGTGGCTGGTCTGCACCCGCGACTTCGACGACGCCCACCGGGACGACGTGTGGCCCGCCGGCACCACAGCCGCGTACATCGGCCGCCAGTACGACGATGGCGCCATCGAAGCCGCTGACGCCGCGTACGACGACCGGGTGGCCCTGCACTTCGCGAAGGACACGAAATGACCGGCCCCGCCGCCGGGGTCCTGTACGTGACCGCAGAAACGGCCCGGCACCTCGCCGCCGTCGAACACGACCTGGCCGTCACGGCCGCCGAACTCGCCGACTACCGGACATCCCTGGATTTGGTCCACGACGCGGTCGCTGAGGCGTGGATCGCCCGTTCCCTGCCCGGCACGGACCCGTCGGCCATCCTCGAACGCCTCATCGACAAGATCACCGCCGCTGCCCCGGCACCGGCCAACCCGAACCGGAGCGCACCGTGACCGTCCAGACCACCACCTCCGATGCGGCATTCGCTGCCCGTATCCGGGCTCTGCGCGCCGCGCAGTGGTTCGCCGCCGAGTACGCGGCCCTGAAGTCCGCGGACCTGTCCAGGGTCCGGGCCACGATGACCCGCCCCTGGGCCCGCCACCAGGCGATCAGCTGCCTGGTCGCGTCCGCCGGGTTCGGGCTGTTCGGGTGGGCGTTCGGGGTGTCCCTGATCTTCCTCGCGATGATCCCGTTGGGTGTCGCGGTCCCGGTCGCCGGGGACGTCCTCGCGAAGCGGCACCGGACGGGGGAGCCGTTGACGGGCCGGGTCGTCGCCGACGTCCTGGTCACGTCGATCGCGGTCACCGTCCCCATCATCGCCGGTGCGGTGATCTTCGCGCTGGTCCTGCAGCGGTTCCTCGGTGGGGGCGCCCCGTGAGCATGTTCATTGCGTTGGCCCAGTCCGCTGGTGACCGGATCGCCGCCCGCCACCGGCCCCCCGGCCAGGCGGTCACGACCCACGCGGGACCCGCCACCCCGCCCGTGGTCGACGTGCCCCTCGCATGGGTGGAGGCGTTCGAGGAGGGGATGGCCCGGTACGGGTGGACCCGGTCCACCACCGGCCGGCCCGGCGCCGGCCGGGAGTACCACGACCCTGATCACGTCCTCGCCGCGACAGCCCTCGTGGTCCTCGCCGACATGGTCCACACCGGGCGGGTCACCGCGGACCAGCTCGCCGGCCTCACCCCACCCCTGTCGACCGCCCAACTGCCCGCACCGGCCCGACCCGCGCTGGAGGCCCCACAATGACCCGCCCCGACCTGTCGCCCGTCACCGCCGCCCTGGCCCCCATCGTGCCCGTCACCCACGCCGGGTGGGGCCACCTGCCGCACCCGAACCCCCAGGTCGAGGCACAGTGCGACCGGCTCCCCGACGACGTGTTCCGCCTCCACACCGGCGACGCCGCCGCCCTGAACCGGCTCGCCGCAGTCTCCGTCCCGTTCTCGTTCCCCGCCCCCGGTGAGGCGTCCAGCCCCGTCCGTCGGGCCGAGCACTGGACGGACGGGGCGTGGGACGGGTACGTCACGTTCCACGCCGACCAGGCGGCCGACGTCACCGCGTGGGCGTGGGCGCTACGGCAACTCACGGCCGTCCAACTCGATCAGGTCCTGGTGGGGCTGTCCGGTGTCCACTTCCGGGACGACATCGCCGTGTTCGTGGAGCGGGTCAAGGGGTTCGCGTGGGGGGTGCCGGCGTGAGCAGGGACGCGACGATGCGGGCCCGGGTCACCCTGTGGGCCGTCGCGGGGGCCGTCGGGTGGGTGGCGTCCCACGTGACGTTCCCGGCGCCGTGGGGCGCGTTCGACATGGGCGTGTCCGGCCACGGCCGCTTGTTCTGGGCCGCGTTCGCGGTGCTGGCTGGGTGGAACCTGGCCCGCCACTACCGCGACCCCGGCCGTCGCCGCGCGACCCCGCCGCCCGCGGGTCCGACCGTCCAGGTCGTCCCGCCGTCCACCACCACTCAGCCGACCGTCCGGGTGGAGGTGCCCCAGTGAGCGAGGGCACCGAACTGGACGTCGTGGACGTCGACGTCGAGGACACCCCCGGAACCGACCTCGCCATCCCTGGGGAGGCCGCCCTGGAGGAGGTCGTCGACGGGGTGATCGAACCGGAGGACACCGAGCCCGGGGAGATCGTCGTTGACGACATCGGACTGGCGTACCCGGAGCACCAGCCCCGGCAGGCCACGTCGGACGCCGCCGACGCGGCGACCACTGGTGAGGGATTCTCCGGCGCTGGCTTCAAGTGGACGAAGGACGGCACCGGGAACGGACCCGGCGGGGGCGGCGGAAGGTCGAAGCCGGGCCGGCGCAGGCTGGGGCGCCGCGGTTCCGGCGGTGGTGGCGGTTCGGGGGGTGGGTTCCATTTCTCCCTGATCGGCGCGATCTTCCCGAACGCCGCCTTGATCAAGACAGGGTCGATTGCCTCGAACAACGCGTCCGGCAACGCCCCGTCCGTGATCTCCACCGGTCGACCCGCCCGCAAGCCCCGCCCCCGACGGAAGTGAGGTGCCAGCCGTGACGACCTTCGATGAGGCCCCCACCACCACGACCAACCCCGGTGTCACGACGGGCGCCGACATCGTCGGTGACGCCACCGACGCGTTGAAGGCCGCCACCGGCCGTGTCGCGCCCGCCGCTGGCGCTGCCGCGGCCCGGACCAGGGACGCGGGCCGCAAGGCCGCCGAGAGCGCCGGGAAGGCCGCCAGGGGCTCCCTACGGCTCATGGTGGCCGGCCTGGCCACGGCGTGGCCGGCGTACCTCGACTGGCGGGCCGTCACCGAAGCCGACCCCGACATCGACGCCGCCCGCGCCGCCGGGTCCTTCGACCGGGTGAAAGATTTCCAGGCGCAGCAGCGCAACGAGGCCCTGCACCGCACCGAGCTGGCCGCCGCCGCCGCCCGCGTCGGTGTCGCGGTCCTGTTCGGCGGGTGGCTCCTCGCGACCATCGCCCACGTCGCGGCCTGCGCCGCCGCGTTCGCGATCTCCCGGGAGATGAAACCGAACCCGCAGAAGTTCCCCGAACCGAAGGCCCGCGCCCAGGTCCGGTTCCGTCACGCCCTGGTCGCCGCCCTCGTTTCCGCGGCCCTGACGTTCGTGGACGCCGCCGTCCTCGGCGTCGGATGGGGGGTCCTGCCGTTCACCGCCCACCCGGCGGGGTTCTGCTGGGGCTGGGACCGCGTGTTCCTGGCCTGGCCGGGCGCGGCGCTGGTCCTGGTGCTGTTGGCGCTCATGAAGATGGCGTGGAACGGGACCGTCGCCGATGACCTGCCGTCCGACCTGGCGCCCGCCGAGGTGGAGAAAGTCGACACCACCGAGAACGTGATCATCGCCGCGTTGAAGGCGTCCTCGATCAAACTGCCCCCCGACGCCGACCCGGCCATCGTGTCGCCCGGCGTCACCTGGCACGCCGGCGGCACCGTGTGGCGCTGCCACCTCGACACCGCCAAGGGCGGCCGGGGCCCGTCCGCCGCACCCATCGTCGAACCGAAACCCGCCGAAGACTTCGCTGCCCGCCTCGGCCTCGGCCCGAAGCGTCTCCACATGCACATCGACCCTGACCTCGGGTCCCGCGTCGAACTGATCGGCGTCATCGGCGACCCGTGGGGTCCCCCGACCAGGTCCCCGCTGATGGACGTCGACCGGTGGGACCTGTGGCAGGGCGTCCCGTTCGGGATGGACATCATGAAGCAGCGGGTCGACGTTCAGGTCGCGTTCCGTAACCGCCTCCACGGCGGCGCACCCGACGCTGGGAAGTCCACCTCCACGTACCCGGTGCAGGCCGCGTTCGTCCTGTCCCCGAACTCCCGGCTGTGGGTCCTGGACGGCGGGGAAGTCGACACGAAACCGCTGTACGACCACGGGCTGACCTACCGGTGGTGCAACAACAACCAGGACGACGCCCTCGACATCCTCATGGAGCTGGACGCGGAGGTGGAGCGCCGGCAGACGATGCTCGGCGAGTACGGGAAGGACCACCCCCGGCTGGGGAAGAAGGTTTCTCTCCAGTTCTTCGCCGATCACGGCCTCGGGTTCGACCTGCTGCTGTGGGACGAGATGGCCACGTTCACCAACTCCGGGGACAAGGCCCTCGCCCGGGACATCATGAAAACCGGTACGTCGATCTTCCAGCGGTGCCGGAAGGTCGGGATCCACGTCCTGCTGTCCACCCAATCCCCGTCCAGTCTCGCGATCGACACGGACGGCCGGGACGTCATCTCCGACCGGTACGCCCTGGCCTGCTCCACCCCCCAAATGTCCGACAAGATCCTCGGGCAGGGGCATGTCGCCGAGGGAACGAACGCCGCGAAACTGACCGTCGGGGACCGCCTCGGGTACCTGTCGGACTCCTCCGGGGACCGCCTGGTCCGTGCGGACTACCTCACCGACGACGACATGGACATCGTGTACGCCCGCGGGAAAGCCCTACGGAAGGGCCGCGTGGACACCAGGGCCGGGTCGGTCCCCCCGCTGGTGTCCGCGGCGGTACGTCTGCTGCGGGAGCGGGGCGTCGAGTGGATGCACACCGCGGAAGTCGTGGGCCGGCTGCGCGCGGCCGGCCATGACCTGTCGGAGGGTGTGAAGGGGCAGCGGGAGTTGGCTGCCGCCCTGAAGCCGTTCGGTGCCGCGTCGGTCGAGGTGCGCGCCGATGGGGGCCGCGCCCGGTACCTGCTGGACGACCTGGAGGCCGCCCTCCGCAAGGCTGGTGGCGGACAGTGACGACCCCTGCGGTGACTCCTGCCGCGACCCCTGGCCGACCCCTGCGGCATCCCTGCACGTCAGGGGTAACACATGACCCCCGCAGGGGTCCCGCAGGGGTTCGTGCAGGGGTCCCGCAGGCCAGCCCGAAACAACCCCTGTCGTCACCGAATGTGACGCTTGTATCGATACAGGACGGAGCCGAGATGGCGCCCGAGACGACCTACCCGGCCGCCCCTGCGGCGCCCACCCACCCACAGCGCGCCGACGCCGCCCGCCTGCGCGACGAAGCCCGCCAGGTCCGCACCGCCAGCTCGGTCCTGCCCTGGGTGCTGGCCCTCCTCGGCCTCGGGAGCCTCGCCTTCACGATGGTCAACGTCTTCACCCTCGCCGTGAAGCACGGTGTCCCCCGGGAAATCGCGTGGCTCTTGGACCCGCTGATGTCCATCAGCCTCCTCGCCGTACTCATCGGCGACTCCGTCCTGTCCCGGTTCGGGGTCCGCTCCCCGGCCTGGGCTCAGACCCTCAAGTACGCCGCCGGCCTCGCCACCCTCGCCATGAACATCTGGCAACCGGTCGCCGACCACGACCGTGCCGGGGTCCTCATCCACGCGTCCGTCCCGGCCCTACTGGTGCTGCTCGCCGAAGCCACCCCGGCCATCCGGCGTCTGTTCAGCGACCTCGCCGACGACCTTCACCGACGCGCCCTGGCGGCCGAACTGGATGCCGACGAGAAGGACGCCGCCAACGCCCGCCGGAAGGCCATCGACGACGCCGCGACGGCCGCCGAGATCGCCCGCCTCGACGCGGAACGGAAGGCCGCTGAGAAGGTCGCCCGAGCGGCCGACAAGGACACCCCGAGGACCACCTCGACGTCCGCCCCACCGCCCCCGCGACGGACGTCCAAGAAGGACGCCCACGCCCTGCCACCTGGCCTTACGCCCAACGAAATCGCCGTCTACTCGATCATGCTGGGGCGGGGGCAGATGACCCGGGCGTCCATCTTCACCGACTCCGGGCTGCCCGAACGGGGCGCCAAGGACGCCCTCGAACGGCTCTGCTCCCGCGGCCTTGTCGCGTCCGTCAGCCGGGGCGTGTACGAGACGTCGGGGCCCGCTGACCCTGAGCCAGAAATGGACGCCGCCGCGGTCGCCGAGACGGCCGGTGAAGGGTCGTGAGCGGGTACCGGGGGGCCCTCCTCAACCCGGCGGTGTTCCTCCCGACGTGGGGCCGGTACGCGGATCGATGGTGGCACCGGGCGTCGTCCTGTCTGGCCACGCTGGAGGGCGCCCACGCCCTGGGGTGGCCGCTGTGGCAGGTCATCTCCGGGGCGGCGGTCTCGGCGTTCTTCGGCGGGGGGAAGTTCTCACCGGACTGTGACTTGAGGTGGGCAGCGAAGAAGATCGACGCCGCGTTGCCCGACGAACGGCTCGGCGGACACGGGCCCCTCGGGCACCATGGGTGGACGCACAGCCCGTGGGTTCCCCTACTCGCCATCGTGGGGATCTACGCCGTCGCGCCGTGGGCGTGGTTCGCGCTCGCGGGGGCTGCCGCATGGCTCTGGCATGATCTTGGTGATGCTCTGGTCGGCCGTGGCGGGGCGATGATCCCCGCCGGGATACCTCTCTGGCCCCTGCCGGGCCGGCTAGCGGTCGGGACGTTCAAGTCCGGTGGTTTGACCGGCCGGGTGCTCACGGTCTGCTGCTGGGCATCGATCGGGTGGCAACTGTGGTCGTGGAAGGGGGGTGTGTGATGGCCGACGGAACCGGTGGCGTCCTCATCGGCGGTGTCCTCGCTGTCCTCGGGGCGCGGTGGGTGTGGAACCGGGTGATGTTCCCGGTCCGGGTGTGCCCGCCATGTAAGGGCACCGGGGAGATCGTGTCCCCGGACGGGAAGCGGGTCCGGCCGTGCTCGAAGTGCGGGTCGACGGGCCGGCTGTAGGCCGTACGGGTGGCGGCCCAGCAACCCCCATGATCAACTTGGGAGGATGGTGGGATGCGCACCATCACCCGACGCATCCACGCAGCGTTCACCGCCGGCCCCAACACCACCCGCGTCGACACCTACATCGCCCTGGCCACCGTCGCGGTCCCCGCGTACACCGCAGCGTGGATCCTGTCCCACTTCCTCCCCTGACCCCGGACAGCACTGTGCCCCCACCCTCAGGCCACGAGGGTGGGGGCGCAGTCGTTCACCCAGGTACACCAGCAACCAGCGGGTTACGTGCTGGAGCCGCGGGCCGCGCGGCGCCGGGCCACGTGGATCAGTCGGCGGGCGCGGCCGTTCTTCTGGGCGTCCCAGTCGTTCTGGCTCATCGCTGAGATCGCCTCGTCCAGCGATGTCGCCAGAGCGTCAGCCAGCTCCTGGTCACTGAGCGCGGACTCGATCTTGACGTACGGGTCTTCCATGATTCGATCTCCCAATCTCGTCGTTACCGGTCAGCGCCCGAAGTGGGGATTGGTCTTCGCGCCGAATATTCCCATGCAGGGATGCCCCGGGCGGGCACCGCAAGTCCTACAGCGGGCGGTGCAGGGGGCCGGACAGGGCCATGGCTTTCTCCTTCTGGTTGGTTTCACCTGGTTGGTGACTACTCCGATGCCTTGAAGGCGCCGGCTTCTCTTGACGCGCAAGCGGCATGAAGGGCCAGCCCAGCCCTACCGGGACACCGGTTTCCCGGCGACGGCGGCAGCGACGGCGGCGCGGGCCTGGGGGATGTCCACGACCACGTCCCGGCCGTAGTCGACGGTCGGCGCCCAGTCCGGGATGGGGTGGCTGGAGCACGCCGCCCAGTCCAGCTTGGCCGGGTCAGCGCCGGAGAGGGCGCCCGCGTACAGGTACCTGGTGACCTGCGGCCCATCCCCGGTGTAGTGGGGTCCGCCGGTCCCACACTGGCAGCACCCCTCGGGGATGCCGGCGTAACGGCGGTCGCGCCAGGTGGCGAGGATGGTCTTGAGAAGGTGCCGCATGGTGGTCTCCCTGGTAGGTGATGGGCTGGTGTGGATCGGCTCAGTGCCAGTTCAAGCCGGTGATCAGGTCGGCGACGGCGAGGGACGCATGGACCTGGGCCCGCCGCTCGACGGACGCCACGAGCTGCCACAGGTGGGTCTCGGCTGCGTCGTTCCGGCCGCCGACCGGCACTTGGTCGATGTACGCACGCAGCCGGTCGGACTCGGCGAGCAGACGCTCGGCCTCGGAGCGGTGGCCGAAGTTCGTCATCGCTGCCCCATTCGAGGCCGCGCCTGGTAGACGGATGCCGTCCCGCAGGACTTCCGGCCGCTGTCGGTGTGCACCCATCGGGTGCCGTTGCGCTTGATCACGCCGTGGCAGTGGGCGCACTGCGCCAGTTGGGCCGGAGCGGTCACCGTCCCGCCTCCTGTCGATACTCGGCCCGGATCGCCCGGGTGCACGCGTCCATCGCCCCGGCCACGTCGGGGTGGCCAGCGTTCCGCAGCCGGTCCGCCAGGATCTTCCGGCCCAGGGTGACCTCGCTGTCCCAGGCGCCCGGGTCGGGGGCGACCGCCTGCTGGGCGAGGGCGGTGCGCAGGTACTCGGTCGGCCGGCGGCGCCCCGGCGGGGCGTCCTCGACGGCGGCGAGGATCTGCGCGTCGGTGGGGGTGTTGGTCGTGGCGCTCATCGGTCCGTCTCCCCGCCCGTGAGGTCGGCCTGCTCCCACATGCCGGGCAGCTCGGCGGCCTGCGTCGCGTCGTCGACCAGGGCCTGGTGCTCCCCGACGAGGCGGCGCAGGATCTCCAGCGACCCGAGGGACTCGAAGCCGCCGCCGTCGATGAGCTTCCAGGCCAGCGCCGTGCCGGCGTGGGCCTCGGCGATCTCCAGCACCTGGTCGACGTCCCAGTTGGCGCGGGCCGTCTCGATGACGACGCCATCGTGTGCGACCTCCCAGGGGCCGCCGTCGTCGTCGCGGGTCACGGTGTACGGCATCGGTCAGCTTCCCTGCACTTGGTCGGCGATGGCGGCGCGGATGAAGACGACCGATGACGGGTCCACGACGTCGTACTCCACGTCCGGCCGGATGGTCTCGGTGTCGCCGCCGTGGAACGCCACGGACCAGGTCTGCGAGTCCAGGTACGGCATCGTGATCCGGAAGATCATCCGGGCTCCGCGGTGGTCCAGACTGTCCAGCCAGTCGGTGAGCTTCAGATCACGGCCGAACGTCTTGCGGATCCGGGTGTACCACTGTGCGTGCTCGGGCAGCGTGGTCACGTCAATGCCGGTCGGCAGCGGGTTGTCGATGTACCCGGCGACCGGCGCCGGCACGATGTACGACTGGCCGGGCGGGCACGTGAATACCACGGCCCCGGCGTCGTCACGGACCACGTACCGGTCGCCCTCGAACGTGGCCTTCAAGGTCAGATGCTGCACGACGGCGGTGACGGCAGCCTCGACCCGCTCCTGGTGCGGCTCGCGGTCGGTGCCGGTTCCGGGCCACTGGCATCCGTCGCCGGCGGCGTTGCCGCAGATGGGGCAGGCGACGGTGAGGGCGTCGGGGCTGGTCATGGCGTTCTCCTGAAGATCGATGCGGCAAGAGGGTTTGTTCGGGCGCCCCGGGCTGGAGTCGATCCGGCGCCATCGCGGCGGGGTCTGGGGCTGGCGGGTCAGGCGGAAGCGGCCCTGGCCGCTTCGAGCTGCTCGGACGAGTCGAACGTCTCGACCACCTTCCGGCTCCCGTCGTCGGCGACCTCCACGATCTCGACGCGGCAGGTGGCTGCGCGCCCGCCGTCCACGGCAGACAGCGGACCTCGGGCGTGCAGCCGGGCGTCGTGGATGGACGAGGCGACGATGCTGCCGCGCCGCTCGGTGTCCAGTCCGGCGTCGAAGGTGTAGAGGGCTCGGTGGGTGGAGCGGGAGCCGCGCTTGGCCATCTGTCGGTCCTCCAGGGGGATGATGCGGAGCCAGCGGGTCAGCCGATCGGCGTGATGTTCGGGTACAGCGCGCCGACCTCGCGGCCGTGCGCCATCACGTACCGGCCGAGGGCGATGAGCGCCTCGTTCTCCGTGCCGAACTGGCCGAGCACCTGCGTGTCCTCGTACTCGCCGATCGTCAACTGGAACATGGTGGCCTCCGGTTGGTGCGGGGTGGTTGGTGTGGTTCCACTCTAGCAGGCAAAAGGATAGACGTCTACCCGGACGTTGTGTTAACCTTGTGCCATGAAGAACCCCACACCCCAGGACCAGGCGCTCCCCGCCCCGCCCAAGGACGTGGCCCAGATCCCCGACGCCGCCACCCGCGTCCGCGCCGCCGTCGAAGCCGCCACCCGCGTCCAACACCTCGACAAGGAATACCGCGACATCCGCGACGCCGGCCTCCGCGAACTCCGCGCCGCCGGGCACACCCTGGCCGCCATCCAGGCCGAGACCGGCGTCAACGTCCACACCGTGAAAGCGATCGTCCGGTGACCGGCCGCCCCCTCGGCCCGGCGACCATCGCCTACACCGAACTGGTCGCCCGGCTCACCGCCACCTACCGGGCCAACCTCGACGAGGTCGCCCGCGCTGCCTTGGCCGCCGACATCGAACGGAACCAGCAGCGGGTCGCCGAGCAGGGCCCGGACTGGCTCCACGACGATCCGGTGCTGCCCATGTTCACCGTGGACGTCGAGCCCAGTCACGGAACGGGCGGGCACTTCTGGATGGCCCGCTGCCCCCACTGCCCGACGCCCAGCGGCTACACCGGCCCCGTTCCGGACCAGAACGGCGACCTCCTGCACAACACCGAGGAGCAGGCGCGGGAAACCGCTGACCGCCACGAGGCGTGGCACCAGAACCGGGGATGGTAACCGTGGACGTCCGCACCCAAGCGACCATCGAACTCTCGAAGGCACTCACCTACCGGGGGCAGCCCGGCACCCGCCGCAAGTACGAGACGGCCCTGCCCCTGGTCCTGGACACGGCCGCTGCCCTGGCCGCCGTATGCGACGACCCCCGGATGATCCCCGACGCCGTCGAACGGAACAAGGCGAAGGCGCAGATCCTGGACGCCCTCCTCGCCGTCCACACCGACACCCTGTCCCGCCTCGCCGCCTCATAGGCCGGCGACTCTCCGTACCGGATCAGTAACCCCCGGGCGATAGTGGGAGGTGGAAGGCACGTCCCCAGACCCCGGACGGAGACCCCACGCATGTGCAGGTACGTCACCGCCAGGCAGCTCGCCAAGGGACCACTCCCACCCGAGCCGCCACCGAAACCCCGCCGCAGGAGGACCACCATGACCAGCCCCCCCGAACCACCGTCCGACGCCGACCTCGCCGAAGGCATCGACGAGACATGGCTGACCGCCGAGGGCTCCCCGACCCCGAACCAGAAGGGCCACGCCGTCCTCGCGTACCTCCGTAGCCTCGGCTACCACCTGCCTACGAAGGACCGTCCGTGAAGCGCGCCCTGGCCGCGTGGATCCCGGCCCTGGCCCTGTACACGGTCGGCGTGTGGATGTGCTCCCACGGCGCCACCGGCCCGTCATGGCGGGGTGCCGCGTGGGCTGCGTGGATCCTCTCCGCCGGGATCGCCGCCGGGTTCGTGGCGGCGTTCTGGACGATGGTCGTGGCGTTCCGGGACGACCCGGGGCCCCAGACCCGTGGGCGGCTGGACCCTGCCGTGTACTCCCAGGACGACCGGGACCTGTTCGACGACTGGAGACGCAAGTGAGCCGTATCTACTTTCATTCCCCCACCAACGACGTCGAGGTGTCCGGCACCGAACGTGCATGGATGGGGTGCCTCACCGACGACATCGGCATGGCCACCCTCGACGGCGACCTCATCCGCCGCATCAGCGAGTTCTGCGACATCACCCTCTACGGGGCCAGCCCCGAACAGATCGGACTCAACGCCCGTCTCGCCGAACAGTTCAAACTCGCGTCCCGCTACTCCGGGTTCGACGACGCCGACGACCGCGGGTCCTGCCGCATGGCCTACCAGGGCCACCCGCTCCGCCCCGGGTCGATCAGCATCAACACGGCCCTCGCCGTCGGGTCGGCGCCCGTCCAGCTCGCGGCCCGCCTCCACAACCAGTGCGAGATCCACTGCTGGGTCGACGGCCCGAACCGGGCCTGGCTCGCCGACCTCATCGGCACCGGCCTGGACACCGGCGTGTTCCGGGACACCCCCGGCCGGACTGGCGGGTGGTCCGCTGTCGCCGCGTTCCTCCACGAAACCGACACCGAACCGGCCGTCACGTCGTACAGCGTCTGCGACCAGTTCCCCAACCCGGACGCGTCCACGTGGATGCCGGCCTGGCCCGACGGTGTCCCCGAACGGTGGGACGCCCTCGACAAGGCCACCCAGGACGAACGCACCGATCGGAGCGAGGCGTGGAACGACCTCACCGACGAGGAACAGTGGCGGCACGGCATGGACTGGCTCCGCGCCCAACCCGGCCGCCTCGAACTAGTCCCCGAAGACTTCGGTGCCGCCAGCCGGTTCGGGTTCGGGGGGAACTCGCTGACCTGGCTGGACTTCGAACAGTCCGACGCCGAGGCCCGGGTCCGCGCGGCCCTCGGCCTGGACCCCACCACCTGAACGGGAGCGACCCGCCATGACCTTCGACACGTTCATCCCCGGCATCATCGTCACCGCCACCGTGATCATCCTGATGCCGGTCGTTGCCGCCGCCGCGACCGTCATCTCCACGACGGCCGACCAGCGTCGGCGCCACCGCGAAGAGTTGGAGCAGCCAATGACCGAGATCGTGGAGTCCGTGGTTCTCGGCATAGCCGCCGTGTCGGTCGTCGGGGCGACCGCAGACTGCATCGCCTCCTACTTCAAGCGGCGGCGCCGACGCGAAGAGTTGGAGCTGCGGATGCGGGACGCGTTCTGGTCCCGGCCGACCGGCCCGGACGACCCGACCTGAACAGGCCAGGGACGACCGGGCTGCAGGTGCCCGTCAAGTGCCCTGACCTGCGACGATACCCCGAAATTCGGTATACTCGACCTAGTCCAGCAAGTGCCCGGCGGGGGCCGGCCTTCCCCGAAAGGACCAGCCCTCGTGCCAAGGATCTACGGTTCGGCTATCTCCGGCGGCCCCGCCCGCAATGAAACACCTGATCTACCGCTTGCCGCCGTGAAGTATGTCCCCGTCCACCGCGCCCAGGGCGTCGCCCATGCGGTGTCGGGGTTGGGGGATTCGAACATGCGCCGCCGCCTGCAGGACGTGAAGGAAGCGACCGCCCAACTCGAAGACTTGGGGTACAGGTGGCGGGACGCCCAGGAGTGGGGCCGGTCGGTCCGGCAGCCGGGTGGCCGGCGCCGGTGGACGGACGCCGACTTGGCGGCACAGAACGTCTCAGTGATCAACGCGTTCGTCGTGAAGGTGCTCGCGGATGCTGCGGAGGAGAAAGCCTCATGATCAACACTGCTGCGGGGATCTACACCGGGCAGACCGTCCGCATCCCCCTCCACGACGCCACCATCGGCGACATCCGGCAATGGCTCGACCAAGTCACCGAACACGGCGGCCCCGACGGTGCCGACGTCTACTACGATCCCCGACTCCACGCCCTCACCTGCGAATGGGCGCCCGGCGCCGGCGTCGCCGCCACCACCCACGCCAACGTAGCCACCGCCCGAGAGGCGTCCGAGGCCGCGATCCGCACGATGAGCGCCCGAGGAGACCGGCCATGACCGACCCGGCGGCCCTGCTCGCCCACATCGACGCCGTCCTGGACCCCGACGCCCCCCCGGTCGCCGACATCGGCCACGTCCTGGACGCCCTCGCCGGGGACTCCGGCGACATGTGCATCGGCCGGTGGATCCCTGAATGGGCCGCCGAGCAGGCAACCATCCGGCCGTCCACGGTCACCGAGTTCCTCGCCACCCGCGACACGCTGGCCTGGTCCAGCATGAACTACGACCTGGAGGCTGCCCGCGGTCCCGACCGCCTGAACGCCATCTGGGACGCCGTGTACGGCCCCGCGGCGGACCCGGACAGCCACGACGTGTACGCCCTGTTCCGGCAGATGCTCACCGCCGCAACCGAGCAGACCCGCGCCGACCGCCCCCACGGCGAAACCGAACTCAGGGAACCCGGTGAACGCTCGACCGACACACTGGCCGCCGAACAGTTCGACACCCACCTTGCCGGGTCATCCCTCAACTCGCCCGCCGCCCGGTACATCACCGGCGGCATGCGCCCGCCCCACACCGAGACCATCAACCGTGCCGCCGGTGCCAGCGTCTACGAGGCGGCCCCACCAGTGACGTACGAGGACATCGCGCAGGCCATGAACGCTACCTGGCGGGACACGTGCTGGCTCGAAGCCCCCGACCTGATCGACTACGACCCCGCCACGGCCCGTAGGCGCCTCATCGACGGCATCGCCAACGCCTGACCCACCCCGGGAACGCCGGAGGCCCGCACAGACTCCCTGAGGGGCCTGTGCGGGCCTCACGTCCATACCCCAACCAACCCGGGGAGCACACCGTGGGCGACAGGAAGCCCGGTAGCGCACCGTCCCGTGCAGGGCCCCCGGAGAACCACCAACCGGGGACACCTGCCAGGGTACGTCTCGACCGGTCCCGGCGACTACCCGGGCCGGGCCAGCTTCCTGCCGTGCCGCGCCCGCAGCCCGGCATCCCGACGGGCCCGGAACACTTCCCGGTCCCGACGCCGCGCCACCACCCGCACCTGCGCCGCCGCGAGCTGCGCCGCCACCCGGTCCGACACTTCCACACCGTTGATCGTCTTCATGATCCGATGGTCAGGGACGAAACGGGCGACGGCAACACTTTTGGCGCAACGTATGTGCTGCCCTAACGGAGCGGCCGGTGGGACAACAGCAGGACCGGGTGCCCATTCGCATCCGTCGGGACCGTCTCCGCGACCGCCCGGAAGTGACCCCAACACACCGGGCCGTTCACGCGCTCACCGGCCGAGCACTCCGTTTCCACGTACCTGACCGGCGGCCAGTCGCATCCCGGAGCGGTCGACCCGTCAGGCAAGGTGACGTAGCCGACGCAGGGACTGTCGTCGGACGCCGACACGGCGGGAGCGGCTGCGGGCGTCATGGTGGTCATTTCCTTGGTCCTCCTTGTGGGGTTAACGGGGCTTCCCGTTGCCGTCGTACTCGTAGATCCCGTGGCTCCCGACGAATCCCTCCCACTGGCCACGGTCCACCAACTCGGCCATGAAATGGGACGGGTGGTGCGCGCCGTGGTCGTGGCGCAGCGTCCACCAGACCGAGAGCGGGTCATCTTCCCCCTCCTCGGCGCAGATGGCATGGAGCGCGTTGTAGTCGGCCTGTGCCTCTTGCCGGTCCTTCTCGGTCCACTCGCTGACGTCCTTGGGCGGCTTGCGTGGCTTCTTCGGCGCGCGCGGACGCAGTTCGCGCCCGGCAGGCAGCCCAGAGTCCGAAGGACCACAGGACGATTCACTGGACGGTTCATCTGACGGTTCGGCGGACGCCTGCGTCCGGGGAGGGGATGACGCAGGCGTCCTCCCCCGGGGGATGCCTGCGTCCGGGGGTGTTTCGCGGTGCCGGGTGCTGCGGTCGCACGACGCTGGGCAGGCCAGCAGAAAGTCATACCGGTTGGGCCGTTCGTACGCGGACATCCCGCTGCTGCCGCCGGCCTGGAGGTGGGTTCGGATCTCGCCCATGGCCTCCAACTCGCGGAGCGCCTTCCGCACGTTCCGCGGGTCTACCGCCGCGTACTTGGCCAAGGTCGCCAGCGAGGGCCACGCCCCGCCGTCACCGTGGTGGTTCGCGATTCCGAGCAGAACGAGCTTGGCCGAACCGCGCGCGCGGGAGTGGTGCAGGGCGATGGTCATGGCTTCGATGCTCACGACGGCCGCCGCTCAACCGGACAGCCGGGGTTACCAAGACTTGCGAGGGATGCGACACTGGTAGCCACACCGCCTCCCTTCTGCTCACGACAGATGAGTGGCCCCCGGCCCTCGACCGTTTCCCCCGGTCGAGGGCCAAGCTTTTGCCCCATAGTACCCCCTGCGGCCAGCGAAGACACGCGCCGATCGACTAGACAAGTAGACACCGTCTCGTCTAGTCTGGTAGACATGACCCCAGAACAAGAGAAGATCCTGCGGGCCATCAAGTCGGCCATGGCCGGCATCGACAGAGCAGAGGGCAAGCTCGACCGCCTCCTGCACGAGGCCCGCCAAGCCAAGATCCCGCTCCGCACGATCGGGGCCACTCTCGGTGTGAATCACCAGACAGTGGTCAACCGGATCACGCGGGCGGCTGACCTCAAGCCCGCCAGCAAGACACCCGATACACCAACCACCACCTGACCACCCACCACCAGGAGCAGCAGCCATGACCACCAAGACCGCGGTTCTCGTCCGCAAGCTCACCGACTTCCGGGGTGACGCCCGCCTGTTCCGGGTGGACCCGCCGATGCCCGAGGTCGAGACGGACTGGGACACCGGCACCGGGAGGGTCATCTACCACGAGTACGTGGTCGTGTCCGCCGTGGTCGCGATGTTCTCCGGTCCGGAGACGTACATCTTCCCGGCCACGCCCGACGGGGAGGTCGTCAACTTCCTGGAGTTGGACGGCTCATACCGTGGAGGACTCAACCACGAGACGGCGTTGAACAACGCCGGGTACGCCGTCGTCGCCACCGACTCCGAGGCCACGATGACGGCCACCGTCGGGGCCCTCGCCCGGAACAGGTTCAAGGCGCTGTGCGACACGCTCGGCGTCACGTACACCGAGCACAAGGGCCTCACCGAGTCGTCGTTCGCCCTGCGGGGGACCTTGGAGAACGTGACGAAGGTCAAGGCGGCGATGGAAGCCGACCAGCCCCGCTCGACCGTCCCCGAGGGCTCCCATGGCTCGGACTGGTCCGGCGCCCACGTCACCGACGGCGAGTGGACCGGCCGCCAGGTCTGACCCCACCCGCCTTGCCCGCACCGAACGGAAGGACCCGACGATGACGATCTACAGCAGCCCGGAGAAGTACGGCCTGGAACTGGTCGGCGAGGTCGACTTCTCCGACGGCAACTACCAGTTCGACCTGACCGTGGTGTTCCGCGACCGGGACACCGGCGCCCTGTTCTACGGCAGCGACTCGGGCTGTTCCTGCCCGGCCCCGTTCGAGGACGTGGGCCGCCCCGGTCTGATCCCGGCGACCGTCCACGAAATCGCCGCGTACCTGCAGAGCCGCCTGGCCCCTGTCCGGGATAAAGCGAAGCAGTACGGGTATCCCGTCTACGGCGAGGAAGCCGTGGTGGCGTTGACCGAGCGCGTCATGGCCACCCCGATCCCGACCCGCTCCGCCGGGTCATCGGAGCCCCGATCGGCAGCGGTTGACGCTGTCGCCGAGGTCATCCGGAAGTACTTGGAGCCGGTCACGTTGACGCCGTCCGCGTTGCGTGACCTGGCCAGCGAGTGTGTCCGCGCCGCCACGTCCTGACCAACCTCCACCACACCCACCCAAACCACCTCGCAGGAGATGCACCATGACCACCGAGTCCACCACCGTCGACCCGGCAACCATCAAGATCGGCGGATCGCTCGACGTCGAGAAGGTCCAGAAGCTCGCCACCCAGTGGCGTGACGCTTGCAGGGACGACGCGTCCTGCTGCGTCGACTGCGCGGGAAGCCACGACGCGTACGTGGCCGCGACACAGAAGATCAAGGATGTCCGCGTGGCCATCGTCGAGGTGCTGAGCGCCGACCCGATCCTCGGGTGGGCGGTCACCGACCCGGGCGCCGGTGTGACCGCTGTCCTCGACGTCGTCGAGTTGGGCCCGTGCACCCTCGCGGACGTGTACGCGCTCGCCGACCGTGAGAGGTGGTGCGGGGGTTTCGAACGCGTGGTCCGCCGTGCGGTCGCTGCTGGTGTTCTCCCCTCCGGCCTGCCGCCTCGTAAGGGCTGGTGCAACTGCGGTATCGAGGGCTGCATCGGCTGACACCAGCCCCCACGATCAACAACTGGCCCCACACCGCAACCCCACCGACCACCAAGGAGATCAACCACCGTGAGCCAGCCATGACCACATCCCCGCTCGCCCAGGTCGCCGACGACGCAGCCGCCGCCGACACGACCGACCCCGACGCCCCGTTCTCCCCACTGGTCGGCGCCATCCTCACCCAGATGGCCTCCGACAGCGCGTACACCACCAACACGCTGCTCGACTCACCCACCGCCCAGCTCGCCGAGGCGAACGCCACCCTCGACGCGATCCGTGACCGGGTGGAGGGGATGTTCCAGGGCGAGACGATGCCGACCCCAGCCGCTGTGATCCGCCGCCTGTACCCGCCCCCGTCCGTGGTCGAGCGGTACATGCCGACGGAGGTGAACTGATTGTGGACATCGAGCCGGCAACGATCGACGAGGTCCGCGAGACGGCGGCCGAGTTGCGCGACTACGCCACCCACTTCGCCCCCCGGGACTGGCGATACACCTGGGACATCGGCGACCTCAAGGAGATCCGTTACAGCAACGACTTCGACCGGTTCCGGACCCGGCTCGTCCGGTCCGTCCGGTGGGCGCTCGAACGGAAACGGGGCCCGTGGACGGTCGGCCGTTTCCGGATGGCCGCCTACGCCCTCCGCCGGAACAAGCACCGCCCCGACGGCATCCTCGACGGCGGCAACATCATCACCCACTGGGAGGAGACCGGCGAATACCTCCAGTACGTCCAACCCACCGTCGGCGCGTTGATCGCCGGCTGGTTGGACGCCGAACCAGAAAACCCCCACGCCCAGTTGGTCGCCGCGGAGATGCGTCGCATCCAAGACGCCTACGCGGCCCGGCTTGCTGGCGCCACCTCTGACACACCCGAGGACTGACCGATGGGCTACGTACAGCACGACACCGTGATCGTCACCACGGACGAGTCCCAAGCCCCCGACCTGGACGCGTTCCGCGCCTCGATCCCCGAACGGTTCCGTCGCCTCGTGATCGGCCCCATCCCCTCGGTCGTCAACGCCTACGTCACCTGCGTCTTCCTACCCGACGGGTCAAAGGAAGGGTGGGTGGACTCCGACACCGGCGACGACATCCGGGCCCGGTTCGTCGCCCTCTTCGGGCAGCGGTTCTCCGACGGGTCGTCCTGGCACGACGTCGTCCACGTCACCTACGGCGGGGACTACCAGGACGATTCCGGCATCACCGCCCGCGACCCGAGAGGAAGGTGTGCCCCGTGAACCTCACTGCCGCGATGGTCCACCGGGCCGTCGCCACTCTCAACAGCTACCGGGTCCAGGTCTGCCCGCAGAACACGGCCCCGTCCGGGGCGATGGCGGTGACGGTCGCCGGCCCCCAGTCCCTGTTCATGCTCGGCGCCGCCGTCCACGCGGTCGTGTGCGAGGTGTCCGGCCACGACTTGACGGTCACCGGGTTCGCTTCGACGTGCGTGCCCCGGATCGTCGCTGCGGGCAGGAACGCTGCGGACCGGACCGTGATCGCGTACTGGCCTGGTATCCCGTGGGAGGCAGCACCGTGACCGGTGACCCGGGGGCCGCGATGGCCGCCTTCATGGCCGCCGTCCTCTACAACATCGAAACCCACGGCGTCCACATCACCGGCGTCTTCTCCACCACCGACGACCCCGGCCCCGACTTCACGTACACGACCGGCCTCGCCGAGCAGGAACACCCCGAACTGATCGTCTTCGGGCTCCCCGCACCCGTCGCCGCGCAGATCCTCAACGACATGACCCGCCGGATCCTCGACGGCCACACCTACCGTTCCGGCCAGGAACACGTCGGCCTCCTCTACGGCGGTGTCCCCCTCCGGATCAACGCCCTGCCCAGCGACGTTGCGGCCCGACACTTGACCCTCTCCCACCGCCTGTACGCCACCCCCGACCGGGCCGTCCCCGCCCTACAGGTCGTGTGGCCAGTCCGAGCGGACGGCGGCTGGCCCGGCGAACCCGACTACCCCGCCGAGTACGCGGAGGCGCAGCCCGTGTTCAGCCCGTGGAACCCGGCGTGACCAGGCCCAAGGTGCTGGGCATCCCCTCCCCATGGAGCGGCGACGAACACGACCAGGTGCCGTGGACGTACCGGCCCTGGGTCCTCACCTACTGGGCGGTCCGCCGCATCCGGCACCGCCTGAGAATGCACGACTGGCGGCCACGCGGCGTGGACGGCGGGAAGACATCGCACTGCGACTGGTGCGGCGCGAACCGGAGGAACCCGGATGCCTGAAATCCCCGTCGGCCTGATCATCGACTTGGGCGCGGCCCGCGATGAACTCCTCGACGCCCTCCGCGCCAACGGCAGGCTCACCCCCGACACCGTCCCGCACGGCCTGGACCTACCCACGGACCGCAGCCGACCCGTCAAGGAAGGTAACCAATGACCGACCCAGCCGGGCACGTCCGGCTGCTGGAACAGATCCTGACCGACGTGGAACGCGAACTGTGCGGCAAGCGCGTCCCACGCGGCAGCCAGTGGGCGAACCTGAAAGCTATAGCCCGGTCCATGCGACGCCGCGTCGACCAAGCGAACGCGGACAAGGAAGAGGCCTATGCGACCCTCGCCAGGGAGCGCCGAAAGTACGAGGCATGGGAACATCAGCACGCCACCGGCCTGTCCGTCGAAGCGTTCGCCGAAGCACAGATCGAGACGTTCCGTCTCCGCCGCCTCGTCCTCCGGCTACTGGAAATCGGCGAGCCGCTGCCCCAGTACTCCGCCGCGTGGTGCGACTCCCGCGAAGAGATCGGCTACCTTCCCGAGACCCACTTCCAGGCCAGGAGTACACCACGATGACCACCACATTTCCCCACCTACCCACCTCGATCCTCGCGGTCGAACGCGGCCAGTCCGCGGCCCGCTACATCCGCACACCCGCCAGCTCCCTGGACTGGCCCGGCGCGGACTGGGACCACCCGATCTCCCTGGACTTCAAGACCGAGGTCATGACCGCGTCCACCCTCGGCGTCGACATGGTCCTGGACAGCGAACCCATCCCACCAGCGGCGCTGGTCCGCGAACTCCAGGACATGTGGCACCGCGCCGGTGGGCACCTGAAGAACGCCACCCGGGTCGTCGACGCCGACGACCCGCAAGGCGTGGTCTTCCACCCCGACCTGACACCCGGCCGAACCGTGATCCGGTTGCGTCTCAAAACCTGGCCCGCGATCCCCGGCGCCACCATCCCGAAGAAAGCGACGACTCTGTGAGCAGCATGTACCGGGTCCTGTGCTTGTCCCACCCCGTTGCCGTCGAACTGGACGGAGAGTGGCAGTCGGGCGCCGACGGCCGGCACGTGATCGAGAACGTCCTCGACAAGCGCGGCGCCAGCATCATGGCGGACGTCCTCGGCGACCACGCCAGCCACGACCTGGTCGGCGGCCAATACTCCTACCCGTTGGTGTCCGTGTACTGCCCGTCCCACCCGTACGACCCCGCGAACCCGACCACGCACCGCAGGAGCCACCAGCACGGCGAGTGGACCGACATGGACCTTCTGCGGCTCATTTGGGCCGCCCACCAGATCGGCCCCCAGTCCCTCAAGGAAGTGACCGAACCGTTCCGCTGCTGGCCCGTGGAGCGCCTCACGCCCCTACGCCAGCACATCGACCCGTCCGGCAAGTACTGGGCGTACCGCCAGGCCGTGGACGCCCGGCCCAAGCCCGCCGCAGAAACCGACCCGGACGCCGACCCAGGGCCCGCCACGGACACCGCCGAGGTCACGTGGGACGTCGACCCCGACGCCGTCCTCGACTGGATCCGCAGCCACGGCTACCAGGCCGCGTTCATGGACCCGGCCACCCCCACCCTGCGCCTTCGGGCACCCGTGTTCTTCGCCCGAGAGGGGGACGGGAAAGCGGAGATGGCGTTCAACGGGGACACCCTCACCTGGGACGGCGAGAAGATCACCGTGACCCGGGACCCCGACCGAGCGTAGGAACCGACAGGAGTCCCTCCTCTCGGAGGGCATCCGGCCCTATCCTTGCGCCACGCCACTCATCCCCAGATGTGGACAACCACTGTGGAGGACCGGGCGCAAGACCGGCGCGGGGGCGCCCCGAGTGGAGGGACTCCTACGTTGCCCCTGTCCGCGTGCGCGAACTCCTGCACCATCCGGAACGAACACATACCGGCCTGCCTCTGCTCCGACACCTCCCACCAGCACTGGGCCCACGCCGACGGGGAACCCGGATGCCCCACCTGCGACGGATGCCTCCCCCGGCCCCCCGCCGACGGTCTCGCTGTCTGCGTCTCCTGCGACACCACCGCCCGCCGCGTCCTCAACCACGTCGCCGACACGTGGGCCGACCTCGCCGAGAAACCCGCCGCCGGCAGCATCGTGTCCGGTGGCGGAGCAGCCGGAGACCCCGAAGCATGCCCCGACTGCGACACCGGGCAGCCCTGCGACCGGTCCCACCGCGACACCCCCACCGTCCTGGACGAGGACCGGATCTGGGCCCGGTGGCGGATCCGCGCCCACCTCGTCGCCTGGTGCGAGATCCTCCGCGACACCCGCTCCATCACCCTCCCCAACGAAACCGACATCGCGAAAACGACCCGGTTCCTCGCCCACCACGAATCGCACATGGCCTCCCAGGAACGCCTCGCAGCCGACCTGTGCGCCAGGCCCGGCGCCGACGGCTCCCCACCGGACCTCGCCGGCGTAGCCGCCCACAAGGCCGCCGAACGGGTCCGTGGCGCCGCCGCAGCCCGCGCCCGCGACGACCGGGAAACCGGCCGGGACATCATCCACTCCCTCGCCGAACACATCACCCGCCACCTCGACTCCCTCCTCACCAACCCCGACACGGCCCGCGCCCTCCTCGACGACCTCCGCGAATGCGAACAACTCGGCCGCCGGTACGCCAACCACACCCGGAACACGACCACCCGGATCACCTGCCCGGCATGCACCGAACGCGTCACCCCCGACCGGTCCGTCCCCGGCCTGCTCCGCTGCCCTGCCTGCGGCACGTTGGGTGACGCCACCGCATGGGAAGCGCCCGCCGCCGACCTGATGGCCGAACCAGACGTCGTCGAATACGTCCGAGTCCAGCATCGGATACGCATCACTGGTCAGCAGTTGCGCCAATGGGCGACCCGAGGGTCCGTGACCCGCCACCACCAACCCGACGGGGCGGTCCGATACAACCCTATTGAGGTCGCTCTGCGTGCCCTCGGCGCCGGCGCGAAACGGGCACCGAAGGCGAGCTGACCAGCGGAAACCCGCCCACCCGGGTAGTTGGACAACGGCACCGGATCGGCTATGGTGACATAGCGGCAGCAGGACCACGTCCGCTGTCGGAAGCTACCCCAGCCGCCTCCACGGCCAGGGCAACGCCCCGGACGTCGACCCGAAGCGGTCCGTCCGGGGCGGTTTTTCGTTCCCGAACCGAACGGAGCGATGGCGTGGCCGTTGTCGTCGACCTTCCCGATTCGGTCTACCAGCGGTGGCCCGATGGTGAAACCGCGGACGTGTCCCCGTCGGGGTGCCTCCTAGTGATCGACGGATGCGACAGGGTCGTCGGTGGCTACACCGCTGGCGGGTGGCTGAAGTTCCATGTGGCCCTGGACGAACCCGCCGAGCTGGCCGTCGTCGAGACCATCCCCTGCCCCGCTGAGCCTCCGGACGACTGATGGGCCGGTCCACTCTCCGGGCCTGCTCGACGCCCGGCTGCGGGGCGCTGGTGCCCGCTGGGGACGGGAAATGCGGCCCGTGCCGGCAGGCGGTCGACCAGGCACGTGGCACGCCCGCTGAGCGTGGCTACGACGCCCGGCACCGGCGGATCCGCGCGCAGTGGGCCCCCCTTGTCGCGGCTGGCGGCGTTATTTGTTGGCGCTGCAACCTCGTGATCCCGCCCGGCGCCCCCTGGCAGATGGGCCACGACGACGACAAGACCGGCTACGTCGGCCCCGAGCACCAGTCGTGTGGGTCCGCTGATGGTGGCCGGAAGGGTCTGGCGCGGCGGTCCAGGTGAGTAACCAGGATGTGTACGGGATCGCGTGGTCGCCGTTGTAGGGGGTCGCACCGGGCCCGTTGTAGGCGCGCGCTTCGACGCAGGGTCGCCGTTGTATGCGGATCTTGGCTGGACCGCCTCGCGCTGTTGTAGGGGTACAGGAATCAGGCCATGTCCGATTCGTACCTGAAGCGACGATCGCCGTTGTTGGTGTACACATGGGCACCCATTAAGTCGATCATGCGCAGACCTGGGCGAACCGGACGCAAGATCGCCCGCCTAGTAAGTACCGGTAAGGGCCGATACGCGCCCGGCTGAACTATCTGCCCGACCGGCGCAGAACATCCCGCAATATCCGGATCCCGCTCCGCCAGCAGATCACCCCGAAACACCGGCGGCGAGCACCGCACGGAGCACCGCCGACCGTGCCGACGGCACCCCCACCGCCGCCAGGCCAGCCGCGAGCACCCCGACCCGCCCGGCCGTGACCGGATCCACGTAGACATCGGTCCGGACCTCCGGGCGGTACCCTCCCTGGACCGTCCACCGGCCCCAGTCAGCGTCCACCGGCCCAGCGAGCGCGTCGGCCACGATCCCCGCGATAACCCTGGACCGGGCACGACCGGCCCCCGCCATAGCGGTGAGCTTCCCGGACACGTCGAGGTCCACGTACACGACCATATGGACCGTGGGCCCCACGGTAGGCCGGCCGGGTAGCGGAAGCCGCGGGACATCCACCGTGCAACCGGGGTGGCACAGCCGCTTGACGGCGCCCGTGGCGGAACCGGTGTACGTGTGCCCGCACCTGGCGACACGCTCGCGTCGAGGCCGGTCGGTGGCGGTGTCGTTGGGCATGGCTGCATCTCCATTTCGTGATCGGCCGGGGCGTCGGCGACGTCCCCCGGGTCCTGCTGCTGCCGTCGCCATTCCGTCGCCGTCAGGCACGGACCGTTGACCTCGAACCATTCCCGTAGCTCTTGGGTGGCGTACCGCATCGACGCGTGCCGGCCCGAGAACCACGCACGGCGCCCGTTGACACCGCGCGCCAGCCCGCCACGGGACACCATGTTCCCCCTCGTCGCGTCTTCTGCTGCGCCGTGCCTGGCCTCCAAGTACGCCCGGTACTCGACGGCGATCCGCTGTGTGCGGGTCCGGCGGCGCACCGCACCGACCGGCACCCGACCGGCCAGCAACGCCACCGGCGCGTCACTGAACGGCCACGGGTCGCCCGGATCCTGGACCGCCCCGGTAGGCCACGGGTCGTCATCGGGCCCCCAACTGTCGGTTGGCCCGTCATCCGGGTACACGTCCGACCCGTACGGCAGATCCGCGTACGGGTCGGCAGGCGTCGTCCACTCGGCGAGCGAGACAGACACGGTGCGTCCATTCCTGGCCCCCCGGCCGGTAGTCGGTACGTGGTCGGTTCAGTCGTCCGTGTCGAGCAACGCGAACAGGTCGTCACCGGTCGACTTCACCGGTTGCGGCACCCGTTCGATCTCGAACAGGACCAGCGGCGCCGACGCGTCGAAGTCGGCGCGCGTCATCGTCGTCCAATCCGGCCGCGCGGTCACTGAGCACCCCACGGCTCACGGTCAACGAACATGCCACCCGGCGTGAGGGTCATCTCGTGCACGTCGTCCCGGCACTCGTCCAGAAGGCGGGGGTCGGCGCCCGTACGGTCGCACCAGCGCTCCCACAGGTCGGCGAGCACCTGCCACGCGTGGTCGCGGTCGGTGCCGACCGCCTGGAACGAGAAAGAACGGGTTTCAAAGGTCAGCAAGGTCACGCTCACCGGGTCACCTCCCCGGTCACGGTGCAGGTGGACACGCTCACCCGAGCGGACAGCCGGGCGTACATGCCGCACGTGTCGCACAACTGTCCGGGGTGCGCGTACGCGTTCCGTTCGTGCATGGTCTTGACGTCAACGATCGCGGCCCGCGCGTCCCGGTACCGGGGCGTGGCGCCACACAGCGGCACGGCAGGCCCGTCATAGCTCAGGTGCGCGGTCGCCCGGTCCCGACCCGCGGCGGTCAGCCCGTAGTCGGCGAGCCACACGAACCGGCGGGAAAGGTCGTACACGCTGGTGCCGACCTGAACGGCGGCGACCCGTCCCCCGGGCGCACCGATCGCGGCCAGCCCCCGAGAGATGGCCCGGTCACGGTCCACGGGGTCGGCGCCCACGAACAGGTCGGCGATCAGGTTCCCCCGCGCGTCAATGGTGGCGACGTCGTACCGTTCGGTGGTCCCGAACACGGTGGCGGCAGCAGTCATGACGGCTCAGCCTTTCAGGATGTTGACGGTACGGAACGGGCGACCCGAACCGGTCGGGGTGGACGTCACCACACGCACGGCCCGTGCGCCGCTCTCCGGCGACCACACAGCAGCCAACGCGGCGGCCACAGCGCCCGCCTTCAGGTCCGGGCAGAAACCAGCCCACACGGCCCCCACGGGCTCCCCAGCACCGGTCACGGCGGTGACTTCGAACCGCTGCACAGCGGCGAGAGTGACAGTCATGGTCATGCTCCCTGTATCGGCAACGCGGGTGGGTTCCTGAAGGTCCAGCGCTCCGGCCCGCTACGTGAGCGGGCCGGACGCGAGAGGTTCAGAAGGTGCGGACCCAGTACGTCTCACGGTCGAGGGTCGCGGACGAGTAGTCGGCCTGCAGCTCCTCGGCGGCGGCGTCCCAGTCGATGCACGTGAACGGCCACCGGGCCTCCGACGGGATCATGTCGAGGTCTTCGGCGAGTTCTTTCGCGTAGTCGGCGAAGTGGTCATCGTGGATCAGGGTCGGCTCGTTCTCGGCGTACTCGCCGATGCCGTCGAGGCCGTAGCCGAGGTCGCTGGCGAACTCGGTGATGCAGTTGCGCAGCCATGCGGCGGCGCCGTCGCCGTGCTCGGCGTCGAAGGTTTCGGGGTCGGCGTCCGCTTCGGAGAGCAGGGCGACCAGGTCCCGCATGTCGATCGTGTCGCCGGTGGCGAACATGGCCGAGAGGCTGAAGGCGGCGGCGGTGGTGTCGGACATGGTGACCTCCGGTGGTTGGTGGTTCAGCGGGTATGTAGAAAGTATCGCACGATGGGGCCCACAACTGAAGCCGAAACAGGCCCCGAAACCATGAATCCCCCGAACGGACTACGGCCGGCACGGGTCAGTCGGTGATCCCGTACTCCCGCAGCAGCCGCGCCACGATCGCTAGCTCAGCACCGACGATCCGCGCACGGCGCCCGGCCGGGTCACCGAAGTACGCACCCTGAAGGGCGCCCGCCCGGGCGCTCCCCCAGAACTCTTCGGCCCGCGCCGACCGGACCGCCCCCCAAGCTTTCATGTCGCGTCGAAGGTCGGTCAGCGCCTCATAGGCGCCGTCGAAGTCGCCTGCCATGGCTGCGGTGCGGATGTCGTCGATCAGGTCTGCGGTGCTCATGGCGGTTGCTCCGTTCGGTGGGTTCAGCGTGGCGGGGTGTCAGAGGGAGAACTGGTAGGCGCACTCTTCGGCGATTTCGATGATCGCGGCTTCCATTTCGGCCCGATCGTAGGGTTCGGTGGTCTCGTCCGGGGTGACGGTCGTCTCGCCGTTCCGGTAGGCATCGACGATGGTCAGGTCGCCGTCGGTCAGGTGGTAGCCGAGCACGAGCGCCCGGTCGATGATCTGTAGGTGCTTGTCCATGGGGACCTCCGGTGGTTGGTGGTTCAGCGGGTATGTAGAAAGTATCGCATGGTTGGGGTCAGAACTGAACCCAGAACCGACCCCCAACCAGCGAACCAACCGAACGGACTACCGCCGGCAGGGACCGATCACAGACCGATCTTCCCCCGGTCCCACGGGTTGACCGTCCCCCCGAACCAATCGATGGACTGAGTGACCTCACCGGTGGCCGTGTTCCGCCACGTACGGCCGACCAAGGCCACCCCGTACACCCCGGACGGCCCCACGGTGACCGTGAGGGTCTGCCCGGCCTCCACGGTCCACCCGTACGTGCCGACCAGCCGCACCGGTTCGGCGAGGACGACATCCCGGAACGTCTCCCCCTCCGCCTCCCGGATGGTGCACAGGATCCGGTCCGCCCCCGGCACCCATACCGGTAGGTCGGTGGTCCCGCCGTCCGACCACTCGGCCCACTCCCCGCAGGGGGCATCCCCCCGGGCCCGATACGACATGCCTCGCTCGGCGTCCCAGTACAGCCCTCCAGCGATCCGAGGGTCAGTGTCGGTGGTCCCGGTGGCGTTCATGGTGGATCTCCGTTCGGTGAGTGGTTCAGGTCGGTGAAGGGCAGGCAGTCAGTCGGTGATCCCGTACTCACGGAACAGTCGCGCCACGATCGCCAACTCAGCGGCAGCGAACCGGGCCCGGCGACCGGACGGGTCACCGAAGTACTCACCCTGAAGGCAATCCGAGTGCGCCGACCGCATGAACTCCGCAGCCCGCACGTGCATCACGTGACCCCAAGCGCTCATGTCGCGCTGAAGGTCCCCCATCGCCTCCCGCGCTTCTTTGAATTCGCCTGCCATGGCTTCGGTGCGGATGTCGTCGATCAGGGCTGCGGTGGACACGGTGCGCCTCCTAGGCGGGGTCGTTCGGTGGTCTGAGAGTCCAGTACCCGGCGCCTACGTGAGGCGCCGGACACAAGCCGCTCAGCGCGACACAACCGCGATGACTACCCGCGTTCGTCGCGCCGCTTGGCAGCGAGCAATGACACGGCGACTTCGAAGTCATCTGCATGCACCGTGTTGCCGTACCGGGTGGATCCGACGTAGAAAGTCGAACCGTCGGACGCACGGACTTCCGCCAACACGTCCCCGCAGAATCCGGGCGACTGCATGTCAGTGATCGAGTACCCGTGGGAGCCCCACTCGCGCTCGACCTTCGACGCTACGGCGATCACGGCATCGGTGCTGGCGTACATGGTGGCCATGGCGGTTGCTCCGTTCGGTAGGTGCGCTGGTGACGGTTGGTCGTTTTCAGCCACGCCAGGCGTGCAGGGTGATCCGGTCGCGGGACGCGAGGGGCAGTGACAGCCACTCAGCCCACGTGATGCCCGTCAACTCCACGGAAGCTTTCACCTTGCCGCTGACGACGGACTGTCGGAGAGCCTCTCGGGCGTCGCCTTGAGCGGCGTCGATGGTGGCCAGTGCGCGGGCGACGATCTCGGCGGTGTTCATGATGTCCTCCGGTGCAGTGGCTCGGCGGGTATGTAGAAAGTATCGTCCATGGCGGCCCAGAACTGAAGCCCCCAACGGCGGAAACCTCACATCACCCGAACGGCGGGCCGGCACCAACCATCGGCGCCGACCCGCCACCACGACTCAACCCACCCGCACCGGCGGTGAGCTGGCCGCACCATCCCGGGCACCCTCCGGCCGGTCCACCCGCACCACCCGGACACCCGACGGCAACGCCACGACCCCCGTCACGGACCCTGACCGGTCCGACGTGTACGAACCCACCGGCACCCACACCCGGCCCTTCAACGCCGACACCGTGACCGGAGCCGACGGCTGCGCCGTCCACGCACCAACCACCGGGTCGAAGTGGGTGACCGTCGCCGACACGAACACCAGGCCACGCCCCAACCCGGGCACCGGCGTCACGGCCACTGTGACCCGCGACGCCCGGACCACCTTCACCGGCAGGCCGACCACATCCCCGGTACCGAGGTCCGTGACCCGCCACACCTGTCCCCCCAACACGGCCGTACGGGCCGCCACACGTCCCGTGACGAGGACGGCCGGGTCATCGGACCCCCCGAACCACACGGGCCCCTCCACGGCCCCCGTGACGCGTCCCTGGACCGCGACCCCGTACCCACCCCGCGCCGTCGACGGCGCGCCAGCCCGGACGATCACCTCGAACGGGACCGATGCCCGGTCGATGACGACCCGCAACTGCGCCGGGTACACCACGGGTGGCGGCCCCAACGGGTCCACCAGGGCCGTAGCGGGCCCAGCGGCGACCACGGGCCCGACCAGTACGGCGAGTGCAGCGAACATGGTGCGGACGATCCTGTTCATGACGGAACCTCCTGCGGGAAGCCGATAGAGCTTGACTCCCGGTGCATCGGCACCCCCACCACTGGCCCTTGAGCCGTACCACCCGTACGGCCGCCCCCGGCCGGCGCCCCTGTGGGGCCCGCTGCGCGGCCCTCGCGGCGCCGAACCGGCTACCGGGTGACCACTTTCACCGTGGGCCCCCCTACGCGCGTCCTACGGGCTATCTCGGGCCGGCTCACACCATCGGCCCGCATACCCCGCAACGCGTCGTCCCGTACCTGGATCGCTGCGGTGAGCATCTCCCGGCAGTAGACCGCCAACCGCTGCGCTTCCCGGGCCCGTTCCTCATGGGTGGGTAGCTGACGGATGGCGGGTAGGCGCATGGGTCGGTTGCTCTCGGCGTCATTCGACATGGGGATGAGGGTACCTCCATGCGGATACCCGATACCCGCGTTGGCCAGCACCGATGGCCGATCTGGTCAGGTCGCCTCACCGGCGGGCAAGCACACCACCCCCCACCACGCCGGCCCGGCCCCGCGCAGGTGGGCCCGGACCTGACGGACCGGCGCGGCCGTGGTCGAACCTGGGCCTCCCCGACCAACCAGACGGGCCGTCACGCACCGTGTCGAAACGGACACTCTACGCGACCGGTACGTATGGGGGGATACCCTTAACGATCATCACCGACCGTGAC